ATCCCCTCCCATCTTACCCAAAAATCCCCATCCTTCACGACTAAAGTCATTTTAAGTTCGCGAAGCAGCTGCTTCGCGAACCTCCTCGTCCTCAAAAGTTTGTTTACGCGCCGAGCTTTAGCGAGGTCAAGAACCGCGTCGCGGTTCCATTGTGGATAACCCCGTGTTGGCGAGGTCTTTACAAGGCCGAGCCTACATGGGGTAGCCCAAAAACAGTCGAAGCTACATCGTAGATGTTGCTTTATAGTTTAAAGAATATCATTATATTTAATCCCCAAGGCAAGAAAAAACGCCCCAAAAAGCATTTATTTCCAAAAAATTCCCTACCTTTGTCCCCGCATTTAATATCAATGCCGCCAATTCGGGGTGTAGCACAGTTGGCAGCGCGCCACGTTCGGGACGTGGAGGTCGGAAGTTCGAGTCTTCTCACCCCGACAATTTTTCAGCAAATGGGTTTAGCTCAACGAGTTAAACCCATTTTCCGAAAATAGCCGGAACAAAAACGGAACACGCCGTTTTTTTCGTGCATAGTATTAATCGACATTTTCGAGCCTGAAAATGTCAAAAAAAATGTGCCCGGAAAAATTTTCCACGCTTAAAAAATCGAGCGACAACCCACATATCACCAACCAGAGCGGCGTTCTTGCAGCTCGCCAACATGACCTGCCGGTCTATAAGGAAAACGGCGCCGGAGGTTACATCGAGTTTCGAGCATACGACCCTGAACGTGGGAAGATGCGCCGCAAAACAATCAAACTGAATCGGATTAAAGGCTTAACCAATCGGAGAACCTATGCACGTCAAGTGATTAAAAGGTTAACCGAACAGCTAAACCACGGTTGGAATCCGTGGATTGCAAAAGATGTAGGAGACCTCTTTGAGTTTGAGGAGGCTGTCAAGCGCTACGAGGCCCATATCGAGAAGATGTTGGCGAGCGGCTATTTCCGCAAGGAAACATACGACGGATATAAATCGTATGTCAAGATAATGCGAGAGTACATCTCGAAAAAGCGGCCGACCTACTATGTCTACCAGTTTGACCGTAAGTTCTGCGTGGATTTCCTCGATTATGTGTTCATCGAGCGCAATAACGGCGCTCAGACCAGGAACAACTACCTGAATTTCCTAAGAGTGTTTTCCGGGTTCTTGGTCGACAAAGGGTATCTAAAAAGCAAGCCCACAGACGGCATCTCCCCCATCAGTAAACGGCTCTATAAGAAAGAGCGCGAGTGCATACCCCTCGATGTAGTCGGGCGTATCGCGGAATACTGCCAGGAAAAGGAGCCGGACTTTCTTTTCGCCTGTTATCTGCTCTACTACTGTTTTATCCGCCCAGTTGAAATGACACGACTCAAAGTGCGTCATTTCAATCTCAAGGCATGTACCCTGACAATTCCGGGAGAATTGAGCAAAAACAAAAGCACACAGACAATAACACTCCCAAAGAAGGTCATCCAGTATGGGATAGACCTCGGAGTGTTCTCAGCACCTATGGATGATTTCATCTTCTCATATCGGCTCAAACCGGGAGGAGTAGAAATAGATCCTAAACACTTTCGAGACCATTGGGAAAATGTAAGGCGCGCCCTGGGGTTGAGAAAAGAGTGGAAATTCTACTCGCTGAAGGATACCGGGATTACCGAAATGTGTGATAAGGAGGTAGCGCCAAGGTCTGTAAAAGACCAAGCGCGCCACTCCTCTCTGGCCATTACGGACATTTACCTTGAAAAGCGTAAGCAGAACGCGCCCGGCAATAAAAACATTATCGACTACGACGGGGCGCTCTAAGAGTCCAGTAAGGGATAAAATTCGCCTTTAAGTAACTGCGACATGCCGTTTTCGGTAAATGTCGCAGTTATCTTTTCACAGAGATACCGCTTGCCTCTAATAAAGAAAATGGCACGGACGTCGGGGATTGACTCACCAATCCACGAAACTTTCATTTTCTCTCGCGGGCTAACTTTGAGTCCGGAAAGATAACCGCGATAGCGTTTCCTTAAAGAGAAACGCTCGTCGACATAGGGACATGGAGGGCGTTTCCCTCCTCCGTATGATGTAGAGGATTCGTTAGCACTATGGCCATCCCAGTAGGCGAGCAGCAGTTTGTCATAATACTCAGCCTCAGAGTCAGGCTCGCCTTTTAACAACGCACTATAAGCCATTGGCTGACGGATTCCGTCCTCGTCGACATCTTCCTTTTCATTGAATCCGGAGGGGGCGAGGAAAAGACAGAGGCCGTGAGCATCATCAGTTTCATCGACCCTTGCGGGCACACATGCCAATTCAATATCATTATCAGAGTTAGGGTCGTTTATGACATCTCCAAAACGATTAAGTTCAACCCAAGAATAAAAGTACATGTTCGGGTATTGCGTCAGATTGCCATATACGACTTTCCAAAGAGCGTATGTGTCAGTATCGACAATATGGATTAACTGACCGACATCTTTACCGCGCTCATGGTCTTTTCCCGTTATTCCGGGCCCTAACAAACCGAATTTATCCGTGTACCAATTCATAAACTCGGTGTATGTCTGAAACTCTTTATAGTATTTGCCCTCCTGTTTCAAAAGGTCAATCAACCACTGACACTGTTCAAGAGTCCATTTAGAATCAGAGCGCTCACTGTAACGGAGATTGGCGATTCCCTTAAACTGGCAAAGGTCATCCTCATAGGAAACCTCAGAGGAAAAAGAATCGACAACATTCTCCAGTTCAATCTCATTTTCGGCCCATTCCTGATTGTCGCAGAACGACATACCAATATGTTTGGTCTTATGGTCGATATTGATTTCACACACAAGGATTTTTTCCAGTTCATCAAAGAACTCAGATACCGTCCAGTGAGGGAGCGCACGGGCATACTGAGGTATATCCCATGCAGCGGGGAGCGTGTTGCAAATGAGCAGATTGATTTCTGAAGAATTCTCCCACTGAGAGAAATCAAACGTGTAACCTATGGCCCGGCATATCTGTTTGGCAATAAAAATCAAGTATGGCTGAAAAGAGAGCTTGCCAGTGTCCTTTGCAAACTGTGACCACACGAGGGCGTCGTCAGAGTCATATATCATCTCGTTCTGAATAGTACCGGTATCATCATAGACCCACGGCAACGCTACCTGATTGGCTCCATGCTCGATGTCGCTCAGATATATCGACGTATATTGCGGCAAACTTGATGTCGGATAAGAGCCAAGTGACAACTCATTGATATATACGTCATCAAAGGTCGTAAGGAAATTTTGAACACTACGCCCCTCAAGGAACTGGCATTTTACCTCCACCTCCGTAGCCTCTACAACCGTTATGATGCCGTTCTTAGAGAAACCACGGTCAATTATTGAGGCCTCAAGAACGACGTGCCGGGAATCGACATCCATTCGGTCAACATGTCCGAAAATATCAAGATTTTCGGGACAGTCGGCTAATGGTAATGTGATAGAAAGCGTATAGTCATCTGCGTCAGAGAATGAGCGATTTTCCGAAACATAATCGAAAGAGCTACCTTTCTTCAAGACGGCATTTTTACCATCAATTATTAGCTGCATTTCTTCGTTTTTTGGGTGATTTGTTACTTATCAGACGCGAATACTCGTCCTGTGCCTGATTTATTCCATGTGGGCCGGTTACGGTGTTGATAGTGACAAAAGGCTCATCAAGACGATTAGTAAGATTGTCTACTGTCTGAGACATCCTCACAGCAGCGGCCACCATGAGCGCCGAGCTGCCGTCACTCTCGGCTATCCTGACGAGTGAATTATTGGCGGTGATTGAGCGGGAAACATCATCGGGCCGGAGAGAGCCGATTGTGTTTGTGCGCTGTGCATAGTCAAGAGCCTCAATCATAGGACGCGCGACAGGGTTAGCGAGCAATTTCTGTGAGGCAACCCATTCACCGGCATGTACGATGCCCGCCGGTTCATTAACTCCTCCGGGCTTGGTAAAGCCTCCTTCTGAATAGCCTTGCGCCTGTGATGCCTGTTGCTGTTTCTTGATGGAGGCAATCTGTATGGCTCCGGCTGCGACAGCCATAGCCGCCGCAATAGGAGCAAGGATATAACCGACAACCGGGATAGCTGCCGCAGAACCATAGGCAGACAGAGCGTTTTGTGCCGTCTGAGCGACGGCCTGAATAACCTGCATGGCGAACATTTTTTTGTTAGCCTCATTCTTAGCCTTGGCAATATCGGCCTCCTTCTTCTTTTCGAGCTTTGCAACCTTATAAGAATTGCCTTGTGCCAATTCAATCTCTCGGTCATACCGTTTCTCAATCTTAGCCGTCTGAATTTCGAGCTCGGCCTGGATCATAGATGAAAGGCCGGAGAAAATCGAGGACATTCCAGATGTGAGGGTTGAAAGGGTGCCGGTGACAGCTTTGCCACCGTCGCCATTCAACCATTCGACAGATGAATCAATCGCCCGCTGCATAGAGTTGCGAGTATCTTCCTCAGAAATCAAACCATATTGACGGCGTAAAGCGTTCTGAGCTTGTAAAAACGCCTCCTCAATACGCAGACGCTCGGCGGCATTATCTCCGGCGGCGGCCAGTTCCCGAGCATAGACAACCTGTAAGGCAGCGAAATCTTTGTCATATTTAGCCTGTCGTTCCTCCGGATTATCTCCGAAATATTTAGCTTTCATAGAGGAATAGGTCTGTTCAAGCTCCTCCATTCGTTTAAGATGACGTTCACGAGCGGCAAGCTGTTTATCCTGAAATTTCCTATCAGCAGCGAGCCATTCATCTGACCCCTCCTCATGGAGATTCAGAATATTCTGAAGATGCTGCAACTCGGCAAGTTCAAGCACATCGGCATAATATTCGGCCTCATGCTTACGTTGCTCTGCGGTCAGTCCCTCCTGATTCAGACGAGCGGCATGGTTTTCACGGAGGCGGTCGAGGAGGTCTTGATATGCTCGATCCTCGTCATCGAGCAGCAGCTTATTCCCGGCGACGGTTTCCTTATTGACCGCCTCCCAATAGTCGGCCTGAATCTTTAATCGTTCATCGGAGGAAAGGTCCTCACGGTCGAGTAACATTTGGTAATAATCTGCCGCAATAGTCGCCATGTAAGCCGTATGTTCCGCAAAGGAGGTTTCGCCAGTGGCATAGTTAATACGCGCCTCGGCCTCCTGACGTTCCCGCCAAGCAGTTTCCTTTGCAAATCTATCCTGTTTATTATCAGTCGGCGTTGTCGGGACGACGGGAGGCGTGACAGGAGGAGTGTTTGAGGTTTCGTCAACGACATCATTTGCAACTGATGTACCAAGTAACTCACGTTCTTTCTTTAACTGTGCAAGGTCCTCGGCAGCGTTAGCCCTAACCTGATCGATGTAACGACGTGTGACAATAAATTCAGGATGGTCCGGAGAATTTATATACAGTTCCTTTCCATCCTCCCCCATCGGATAATACATGCGCTCTCTCTCCGGGATTGTCACATCATCGAGAGCTTCTGAAACTTTACGGTCACGTTCTCTTTCGACTTCGAGAATCTCTTTCTCTGTTTCTGCGAGCAATTCCTTTCGAGCCTCGGCCTGTGCACTACGGATAATACTTTGTCGTAACCGTTCATAAGCATCCGCAGCATTGCCCGCAAGAATGGCCTCCTGCGACAAGTTTTTGAAATAATCCGGATATTGTTGTTGCAGTCGAGCGACGGCATTAAGCCTTTGGTCCATTGCAAGACTTTGGTCTTGTGTGGCCTTATATAGACCCTCAAGAGTTTTAAGCTCGACAGCACAATTAGCCTCGGCCTCCCTTTCTGCGTCAGCAATCTTTTTTTGAGCGCGGGCAAGTCGTTCAGCCTCAGTGGTTGCTTTGGCAGATTTAGCCGCAAACGCGATTAGCATCCCAACGGCGGCAGTTATGGCGGCAATAAGCAGTCCGAGTGGGTGAGCCTTTATAGAGTGTGCGAAAGCGTTCCATATAAGGTGAGCCTTTCGCACGTTGCCGGAGAATAGAGCCACGGCAGCCGCACCAAGTTTCACAGCTGCGCTCCATAAGAACATAGCTGTTTTGCCGGCAATACATAGAGCCGTCCACACTTTCTGTTTGATAATGGCAAGATTTACCACTATTAAATAGGCCGCAATCGCAGCTGATAATGAAATAATGGCCCCTTTATGTTCATCAATAAAGCGTATGAGAACGAGGAGCATCCTCATAATGGCAGAGCCAGTAGTGAGGAAATGTTGCATCAAGGGATAAAGACGTTCTCCGAGTTCAACTTTTAATTCATTAGCCCGGTTCTTACATTTATCGAGGCCCGCTTGAACGGTCTCATTCTGCACAGCAAATTCCTTATCAATAGAGGTTCCCTCCGCAAATGCGACATTAGCGGCCTCTTGCTGTGCCTTGACCTGGTCTATATGAGTTGCGAGGGTCGAGAGGGCTGCGATGGCACGAGAACCATTCTCTCCCATGTCCTTGAACATCGGAGAGAGGACGTCCATTCCTCCGGCTTTTTGAAGGGTTTCAAGAAAGAGGAGGATTGCAGAATTAGCATCTTCACGCATCAATCGAGAAAAACTCTCGACCTCAAGACCGGCCACTCTTGCATATTTAGCCGGGTCTTGATACAGACGGACAATTATCTGAGAAAGTGCTGTCGCGGATGCCTCGACCTTTTGGGCGTTTGAGTCAAGGACAGCGCCAAAACCCATAATTTGCTGAATAGTCATACCTGCCTGTGCGCCTACACCGCCCATACGCTCGGCAAAATTAGACAGGTAAGGGGCAGACGCGGAGCAGTTTTGCGACAACTCATTTATTACTGAGCCTACTTTCAGCAAGGCTTGCTCGGTTCCGTAACGCTCCTCGTCACCAAAGATGCCCGTAAGTTTGGAAAGGGTGAGGGTTGCGCCGGAGCCAAGGTCATCAAGGGCGACATTGATTTTATCAGCGGCACGGACAAATCCGAGGACATCCTCCTCCGAGGTTTTACCGAGTCGTCCCGCCTCTTGTGCGAGCATATTAAGCTGTTCGCGTGATGAACGCGTGTCGATAGTCTTAAACTGTTCATTGAGGGATGCCACCTGCTCCTCGGTCATACCCGTAAACTTTCGGACATTGGCCATCTCTTGCTCCATAGAGGCGTATGCGTCGACATAGTCGCGGAGAGTACCCACGACTTCATCAAAGCCTAATCCAAGAGCAAGGATAGTCGCTCCGCTGTCATTCACCCAATTTTTGAGCTTATCCCACCATGATTCCTGCACTTTCAATTCATCACGAACCTCGGCGAGCCGAGCTTTCAGCTCCTTAATTTTTTCGACATGAGATTCCCATACCTCGGAGCCTGGGGTCATGTCCTTTAACTGCTTGTTTAGGGTGCGGAGAGCCTTTTCAAGTTCTCGCGGAGTGGCTGTATCGAGGTTGCCGAGAGCTTTATTGACACCCTCGGTCGCCGATTTCATTTCTTCAAGCTGTTTCTGGTATGTTTTAAGCTGCTTGCGCGCTTTTTCAACGTCCTTCGGGTCAGCCATATTCGCCTTTAGGGAGGAGATTCTTGCCTCCGTCTGCTTAATCTTAGCCTCAAGGTCGGACATCATCTGTTTGGCTTGTGCGCCGTTCACGTTAAGAGTGACGGTAGCCGTGTCTTTGATACCGCTCATGTTTTGGAGAGATTTGTTTGGCGCAAATCTCGGACAAAACGGCGACGCGCTAAAAGACAAGAAAACGGCCATAAATCAAAGCCCGTAAATGGCTATGAATTAAGGCCGTTTTCTTAATAATTCACGTTGAATTTTTACGATTTTTTGGAATTTTCCAGTGGTTGAAAATACAAAAACGTAAATTTCAACAAATTAAAGGGGTCAAAAGGGGATATTTTCCCCTTTTCCCGTCAGGAGACCCCCCGCCCGCCCTACGGCGCGAGGGCGCTCCTGCCCTTTTGCCCCTCTCGGAATATGCAGGGGTGCGGCAGTGCGCCCCCCTCTCATGGGGCAACCACCATCGGCAGAACGAGGAGGCGCACGGTATTGAGGCCAATGTGTGAGAACATCTCACGCTTTGGCATACCGCTCTGCCCCTTGGGGGCGTCTGATGGCTCGGTGATGCAGTGAGTGAGCGTGGAACGGAACACGTAAGCTCATAGGAATGGAGAGAGGCAGTGAGTAGCCGGGGCATAGGAGCGTGGCCGCAGGGGCGCCTCGCCGTCAGCTCTACCCGCATGGGCGATAAGACAGGAGCTCAGTGCGTGTGTCGAAGGCTCGCCTCGGCACTGGCACAGAGCGGATGTCAGCCCAGGAGTGTGGAGCCGACAGCGAAAGCGAGCGACATGCGCCGTGTCAGAGGCTGCAGGACTATGACAATACTCTCTGCAGAACGGAATGAAGATGTAGCAGACGTGTGTAGTGGAGTGCTCACTCTGCGCATCGCCGAGGGGGGAGGGGTGGGCGAAAGGGAGGCGCCAGTGTCAGGGCAGCAGAGGGAGATGCGAGCTGTGGGATAGCGGGATGTTGTGTGGTGGAGTGAGAGGGAATCAGCCATGCAGTAAGCGACCGGGAAGAGTGTGTTGAAGGAAAGAAATGGAGTTATGAGATGAGAACTGACCAAAGGGAAGATTCCTCTCATAACGTAATGGAGAGACCACAACACTCTCTGGAGGGAGCGGGCATAGCTACTGACCGCGGGCACAGCCCCCACTCGACCACACATAAAGTACGCCCCACAGCCACATATCCCGGCAGTGCCTTGACGTGCGCCGACCGTTGCCGCAGGGAATGGGCCTAATGGGTGCTTGGGGCGTGGGCGGGTATAATGGAGGGCTATGCAGTGGCGTTGTTGCAGAAGGAGGCTGGGTCAGCGGGGGCCATGGAGAAAGCGGTGCGACGAGTGAGCCGTCCATGTAGGAGCGATGTAGCACGGTGTTGAGAAGGACGAGTGAGAGGAGATAGGATCAGAGCGCAGGGAGGACGCTGTCTCCTCTAAAGAAGGGATGAACGACACGGCGCGATGAGCGGACATAGACAGTGAACGTGGGCCTGTCTCCGGCACGGCTTTGACGTATGGCTCCCCGCCGATCCTGACGACGGGACGTACAACGCCGTGCGTAGCCCTCATACCTATTCATCGGGCACCCATTTAGGCCGGATGAACTTAGCGGCGTAATAGTGGTTTTTGAGTTTCTTACGGACAACATGAATCTTATCATATTCCCGGCGGATTACGCACTTTCGGAATTCGTCCTCGAAATAGATGTATTTACCCCATGTAGGAAGAATGTACTGCGTGCAGATCTTTCTTCGTACTTTGTAGGAATTATAGTGGCACATAAGGCCGAGATAAGAATTTATAGAGGCCCTGAGCTTTTCGAGGAGGGCGACTCGCGCTTTGTGTGTGTCGCCCTCCTTGTTACAAGCAATCATAGCCGATATGAAATGACCTCTTGTGCGGTTGGCGATATAGACTCGGCCAGGGCTTAGAGAACGAGGAGCAGAACCGGACTTAAAAGCGCCCAATAAAAACCGGGAGAACTTTTTCACATTGATTTTACCATCAAAACCCCGATTCATCCATTTACGCATCTCCTTGATGCGATTGAGCGTGGTGTAATTCCTGCATGGGGGCTTTATGACGGCACCGACCATTTTTGTGCCCTTGGTATAGTGCTGGAGATAGATTTTATCCGGATGGAGGGTGATGTGCAGCTCATCGGCAAGGAATGTCTTGATTTCACTGATCAGCCTGCGACCCTCCTCACGACTACGCACGAGACAACGCCAGTCATCTACAAAAATGAGGAACCCGTGGATTTTCTTGACAAAGATAATCCACATAGTAAATATGGCTCCGAGGAAATTGGCCCATATCTGAGACGGAAGATTGCCTATCGGCATACCATCCATGTGAAAGAGGCTTTTGCGCGGTGGCAGGTTATTCCACATGCTGACGTGAGACCGACGGAAAAATTTGTCCTGACAGCGATGAAACAAGGTGGTTTTCATCATGTATAGAAGGGCCGATTTATCCTCTCCCACGTATTCGTCCATGATGATATGTTCAAGATACTCCCACAGGAGCGACTTGTCGACAGACATGAAGAAATTGGCAAAATCGCCGCCGACTATATAGCAGTCGTCGCGTGTATAGCCCTCTGTAAATTCATAGATGGCTTTCTGCATCGTATAGACAGCCCGCAGAGAGCCGTAACCCTTGCGACAATTCATGGAGCAGTCACCTACCTCTACAAAGTATTTTTCGATGACCGGGCCAAAACGGAGATTTTCCCAGTGATGGGCGACACGGTCGCGGAAAGCACCTGCCCATACCTCACGCAGAACCGGCACAGTGACCATGAAACACATCGAGGTCAGAGGCTCATATCTACCCTCACACATCTGGCGCCAAAGGGCTACCAAATCACGGGCAGCATGCCAACGGAATTTCGTGCATGAATTACTGGAGCGTTTGTTACGCTCACAGTCAATCCATGCCTCGATAATGGTAGAAAATGGTATGTCATAGACTCCCTGGGGTGTCGCCGACGACGGCTGAACCGGGGCTACTGCGCGCGCCCTGTTTGTATTTGTCTTGTTGTTGTTGTTGACGTTACCGTTATTCATGTTGACGTTCCAGGCGTTGGAAGAAACGTTGTGGCCACTGAAAACTTTACCACCGGGGAGATGGTGGGCCACCCGATATCCCTTAGGAGTTGCTCGCTCGCAATCAAGATGTCGCCGCACGTCCGGGAGAGAAACGGAATGTTACCCGGCGCCCTGGGTTTCCCCTTGCCCTTATTGCGGCTCCGGCTTTCGAGCGGCAGACCGACGCCATGCTCCCGCCTGGCTTTCCACGTCGGCAGTGAGCAAAAAGACATCGGCAAGGACAGATTCCTTTTTGAACTGTCGCTCGTCTCGACATACCATTATAAGAGTTTTCAAAATGTCAAATTCGATAAGGAACTTATCAAGATGTTCCTCGCGCGCCCCTTTGCGGCGGTCCTCGTTGGCATAATGTATGAGAGTGACACAGCCAAGAGCGGTGTCAATCATTCGGTCGCCAACGACGTATTTATACGCCTTGTCGAACTGGTTGCGAGCTTGCATAAGCAAACGCAAAAGGTTATACATTGAACGGTAGATGTTCAAATCCTCAGTCAGAGCCATAAGGTAGCGTTTGAAATAATCAAATGGATTGTTTTCCAGCCACAAAGGTACGAAAAAACCGCGAGAGGCGAAAATCAAAAAATTTTCGACCGCTTCGCGGTATAGGGAACACTTACCGTGTTCCACCCCTCCTATCGTCGGGGATTACACACGGCAAGTGAAAAAGTGTCAAAGGGTTTATATCGCCGACGACGGCTGAACCGGGGCTACTGCGCGCGCCCTGTACGTAATTGTCTTGAAGTTGTAGTGGACGTAACCGCTATTCATGCTGACGTACCAGGCGTAGGAAGAATTGCACTCAGTCGAGGACCAGTACCAATCGGCGGCGATTGTCGCCATGCCGAACAAAGTAAGGGCAGCGTTGATTTCAAGGAAATACTTATAGAACAACCAAAGCTGACCGACTGCGGGTAGGCTCCATATTGTAGGATCTTCCACACCGCCGTCAGCGAGCGAGCAGCATCGGTATTCACGCGCACGGCGCGCGGCGGGATAGTCAATACCATTGGCCTCAATAGCGGCGAGAATGAGGTTCGTATTGGCCTCTCCGTCGATGTCAGTGAGCAAGGTAGATAGGCCATAGTAGTTGGTGAGGCCGCGCACATCGTTATTGTTGTTGGGGGCCCACTGCATAGAGACCGTGCCGGTATCAGATGTGAGATTGTCCTTGGCGATGATGAATTCCTGCCGCTCAGCCCGGACAACGACACCCATCTGAATGTAGGAGGAGCGAGTCTGAGCCGACTGGTCCATCCATTCCTCATAAGTCCAATAGCGATGCTGCTTTGTGGACTTTGAGAACGTGGCCAGGCGGATATCGAGCAATCCTCCGGCCCACTGCATATATTTAGCGATGTCAGAGAGAGGCGTATCCTGATTGACTTGCGGGAATCCGACCTCATTGAGAGTTTTGACGAGGTCAGCCCGGTTTTGTTTCATAAGCTGAGCCTCCTCGATGATGGTGTTAATGTCTGCCATTGGAGTATGCGATTAGTTGAGAGAGATAGGACGGACGGTGTAAAGATTAGTCTTGGCGTCAACATAGGCCGACCCGGACTCAAAATTGAGGCGATAGGCCGAGTTGTTATCCCAGTTGCAGCATGACCAATAGCTTTTCGCAAGGAACTTGAAATCGGCCGACCATACTGCGGTGATAAGGGCCTCAATCTCGACACGGTAACGGAACATGATGACGAGATGAGCGAGTGTCGGCAGACACCACTCAGAGTCATCCTCAAGGCCGTCGCGTTCAAGAGTAAATACCTTGTAGGCAAGAGCAGCCTCCGCCGCAGGAGCGCCGATAATGCCATTGCCGGACTGCCCCTCAAGGACAGTGGCAAGATTCCTGGTTTCGTCGAGGGCATTGAAAAACTTGTATAGATCCTTCTTCGCAGAGAAAGAATAGGCGTCCTGCACGACGCCCTGTCTGCCCCAGGCCTTATTGATGATGTTGTCGGGAGCAACGACAAATGATTGCCCCCATGCGCGGACACGGACGCCACGGAGCAGAAATAAATCCTGCTCAGACGAAGATAGTGACTGCCATTCGCTCAGGGTAAAGAAGAATTTACGATTATCACGCTTGCGGTTTGCCGCCAGTGTGACATCAAGGAGGCCGGCGGCCCACTTGACGAGTTCGGGAAACTGGGATGCTCTTGCTCCCTCGGTCAAATTAAAACCGAGGGAGTTAAGAGCATCCACCTGGGCTTTCTTATTCATGCGAAGGAGAGTAACGCTTTGTTCGTTAGATGCCATTGGAGGTGATTAGAGAGTGATTAATTCGTGGATATCGCGGTCAGCCTCCGCATGCCGGGCCAGAGCCTCGGCTGCGGTCTCACCGTTGTAGTAGAGGAGATGTTCAGAAACATTATCGAGAGTGACGGTATCGACCTCGGACGCACCGGACCATGTAGCGGCGTTGACCTCATCCATAGCGTTAGTGAACGCCTCGACGACAAGCTCGACAGAAAATCCGTCAGGATTGATGCCCTCGATGATGATGTCAAGCTCGTTGGATTCCGGCAACTTTGTCATGTGATAGGTGCCGAGGATTTCGGGTTTGCCGGTCTTGTCGTTGTCACCCCTGACGCCAAGATTAATCAGGCGTATAAGCTCCTCTCCCGTGCCTCTGAGCGTACCCCCAGTAACACGGATATACTGGAGCGCATTTCCGGGCGTGGCGGTGATAGCGTCAAGAATCTGCATAGGATTGAGATGCGTACAGTCTGTTATATTGACAGACTGAATATTTGCATATCCATCGACGATGAGATTGGCATTGGTGAGATTGGGGAAACGGTCAAATTCGAGGCGCACGGTGGTTTCAGGCAGATGGATTTTCCTAATGCCGGAGCCAGCGGGCAGATTAAGGCCGGTGATGGAAGAACCCTGGGCCTCAATCTCATCAAGCGCAGAGCAACCGAGGAGATTGAGTGATGATGACAGCGTGGGGATGTTGCACACGTTGATGTATGTCATCAGCGGATGATTACCGAATGTGAGCGTGGCGAGCTTGCCCTTGTAACCCTCCGTCTTGTTACCGACTACGAGCCGTGTTAGCATGCGGCCCTGCGCGATGTCGCAGGTCGTTGGGTACAGAGCAGAGATGTCACCGATATCCGAAAGGCGGTCGGCCTGATGGATATATGATTCAGTATCGTTGGGGATGGCGCCGTCGGGAGCCGAGAAAGTCACAGTTTCCCCGGCAGATACCCGGACAGGATTCCATCCGGCATTTGCGGCGAAACGGAAAGCAAAATACCAGTCCTGAGCAGCGGTGATGTCGACCTGTACCTTTGCGGGGACAGTTGACTCTCCGGCAGTGTTTACACGAAGGTAAATCCTCGACTCGCGGAAAGACCCGGCGCCCCATTTGGCGTTCTGATACTGGAAACGCTCATACATGGCCCATTTGCGGTGTTCCTCGCGAGAACCCTGTGCCATGTCGAGATAATTGTTCACAGCACCGGTGCCGTCCTCCGATTCCTGGCCGAATGAGTCGATATACTTGTATTTCGAGTCAGCATTATAGACGGCCTCCGGCCACTGGTCGCTCTGACGCTTGTTGAACCAGAACAACGCACGGTCATAGGTGAATCCTGCGGCCACCATCTCATTATACAGGGCTCTCTGCTCTGACATGAGGCTACGCTCGATGAGATTCCAGAGCGTGGAGGACTCGCCGTTGAATACGAACTTGCCGAGGTCATCTTTCGAGTGAGGCTCAACATACGGAATGAACATGATACGGCCCTCATTGTTGATTAGCCATATAGTATCATTGTCGTAGAAGATGATGTAGATGATACCGTCGATGATAGCCCACATCATATTCTTGGCGCCCTGGTCAGCCGCCACGAAACCCTGCCGGATTATATCATAAGCGAGAGCCATCCGCTTATTGAAATAATTGTCAATCTGTCCGGCGAAAAGAGCTGCCTTGGCGTTCTTTTCGGCCTCGGTCAGATTCGTGTCGGTAATGGCGAGCGACGCGAGCCAGTCCGTGACACGTTTAAGCTGTTCGGGAATCTTGCCCCGAACATATTGACGGTTGAGATCATCGCAATCAGGATAGCGGGGCTCAAAGGCTCCAGTCCAATACGGGGCATATTTTCCCTCTGAGTCAGATTTCATCCATGCCTCGTCAACCCAGGAGCCCAGACCGGTACGAACCTGAGTAGTATAGTCGGACACATGGAAAAGACACATGGGGTGACCATTGTTCAGGAATTCCCAGCACTCCACATTGTTCTCGACGAGCTCACCGGACGCGACTTTCGCAAGGATGCCCTCCGAGCGGGTGCACGTGCTACCGTCGCGCTTAGCCCAGGCGCGCAGATGGGCATTCCACCTCCACATCTCGCCTTTATCCACCCAGGCACCTGCGGCCTCGTCATATTCGACGAGATGATTGGTGAGTGCGTCTGCGCTGCCGTTCTCAATCAGGTAATAGGGAATGTCCTCGTCCTGTGCAGCGGCGAGAGCGTCAGCATTGCCCTGCAACGTAGAGAGGGGCCCTTCCCACACGAGATAATCAGCCCTGTTAATCATTCCGGCATTGAATCCCTTGATGTCCTGAAAGCCGAATGTTTCGTGAGTGGATTTGTCGTTATTGAAATTGTATTTGCCGACAAAGCGCACCGGTGCGGTCTCGTTTTCCTGATGGAACATGAGGCATGGGAATCCGTAGATAGTAGTTCGCACGGTATTGTCAATAGCCTGCATAGGCGTGATGATTCCGGCAGCTTTGAGAATCTCGTCGATCATATTAGCAGCACCGGTGTTGTGCGTACCTGAAGATTCGGCGAAATCCGCCTTAAAGCAGAAGGTCTTGACGGCCTTCTGCGGAATCTCGTTGCCATAGATGTCGTATGCACGGAGGGCAAATGTCGATTCCTCCGTACCGCGATTCAACATCTGGAACTTGCCCTTTGCCTTGGTCTTGTAATTCTTGACCACATAATACTGCGAGGATGTTCCCTGAACATCAATCTGGACAAGGACGGAGAAATTATCCTCCGGGTGTTTCGGGTCCTCAAAAACGAGGAGGCCGACTTTCTTGTCACCCTTGAACTTAGGCAGTTCGCCGATATATCTCACACAGGGATATTTTCTGACGGCTTTCTCGTAAGAGAGGGAGTCATCGGCAGACTCCTCGTTGAGAATGTCGTTAGCAGCGAGCTTGGCGAACATCACCTCAGTATCATCCATGTCGGCTATGTAGTTATTGAGCATCTGCCGGAACGACAGCGCGTTCTCATAGACACGGATATTGTAGATGTTAAGTTCACACGAGGCGTTGCCGAGAGTGATGCCGGCGGCGGGATTCTGAACGAAATAGTCATTGGTGTCGTACTGGATGACACCGCTATGCTTACCGTTCAGGAAAAGGTGCATAAACCGGTTTGTGCCGACGACCTGCTCGATGACAAATCCGATGCGGATACGCTCGTCCTGTTTGAACTTAGAACCGACCGTCTGACGGAGGGCAGACGAGATATAAGACTCCTGGGCCTTAATCTCAAACCCGACATTGCCTGACAGACATGACACGATGGAGGCCGTTGTGTCAAAGCAGTTGGAGATAGAAAACTCTATCTCGATTGTTTTTCCGGAAGATTTAGCGTCAGTGGCAAACGGCATGAACGGGATAAAACATGTGGCGCCTTTCTCAAGGTGCAAAGCCGTAATGCCGGAGCTATCTTTCTTCCATCCCGACTGAGCATCGAAATTGCAGTTTGAGAACACGGCGGCTGTCCTCACCCCGCTCTCGGAGGTGAACGACCAATCATCACGATTCTCTGCATCGTTTGAGCGTCCTGAGGATGAGAGATAGAGCGAAAGAGCATCCGATTCCGCCTCGATCTGCGTGTCGGCGGGGATGACGTCCACAGTGACGGAGTTCTCAGTGGAAAGGTGAGAATTGCGAACCTTGAACGTGAAGGTCATCTCACCGTACTGTTTCAGACGATGGGAGAAAGTATGGAGAGAGCGGTCGACGCGCTGCCGCTCGATAAGCTCGTCGCCAAGATATATCTCCACCACGGCGCCCTGTGTATTCTCAGGGTCATAGACGGCAAACGGGATCTCGATTGTCGAATACTGTGAGGCCGAGGCCGGACGCGACAGAGCAATCAGTGGTTTGTAGCTGTCGCGGCTGATGACCATTACATCGAAGGATATGACATCGGTTCTGAGCGGTTCATCCGCGCCGATGTCACGGGTAGCCTGTATGTCGACAGTATGCACAGAGTGATACATCCCTGTGGTCTGTATAGTCTTGACCGATGTAGCGCCGGACGTAGACACTGTTTCCGTCCCGGCATCTTTTCCGTCGACGGTAAAAGCCACTTTCTTTTCGCCGGAGCCATTGACGATATAACGAATTTGGAACGGAGAGCCTATGATATTGGCGGTTGAGATGTCGTAGAGGGAGCGCAGGGAGAGGGCCGCAGCCGTTATCTTGATGTTTGCAGACTGCGATATGAGGCCGTCATCGGACGTTATGCGGATGCGCACAGTATTCAGGCCGGACTGTAACCATGGGCCCACATCGAAAGAGTTGAATCCCTGTGTCACAATCTTACGGTCAACGACAGCACCGCCTACAATCAGCTCGGCGGTACCTCCATATTGGGTATCAACATTGTTGTTGATGTTGTAGTGGCGCCAAAGGTATTCGACTGTATAGGCGCTCCCCTCCCTGACAGTGACATTCAGAGCTGACTGGATCGTTATCTCGATAGCGGTGGGATTGGTGGTGCCACCGCCACCACCGCCGGGAATGTTTACCGACTCTATGATATTGTCATCACCATCATAGAAATTCAGCATGCGTGTGACAGGGTCAAACGAGTGCTTTTTCGAGATGGTTGACTCGACATCGGCAATAGCGGCGACTACGGCCTTGTTTGCGACAGGGTTATCAGATTCGGCATTGAGCGACTGGTCGACATCCACATTGAAAGAGAGGTCAACATTCCCTTCCCTGTCGGGCTCCGGGGGTACAGCTCCGTTGATAGACACGGAGCGCACCTCCTGACGCCAGAACTGGTCAAGATCCCAGTCGCTGACGAGTGTTCCCGTAAACTGCCAGGTCTGCCATTTTCCGGCGGCATACATGAAGGTAATCTTACGGCCTCCCGTGCGCAGGGAAAGTGGAACTTTTCCGGCAGCTGCACCTCGATTGGTGGCGTTCCAGTCCTTAGTAATCTCGTGAATATTGATTACATTGCCGGTAGCGGAACCACCACCTATTTCCACCAGGCTCTTTTCTTCATCGTCAAAGCGATAGAGTTTAGAGCCGAGACGGAAAATTCGGTCAGTTCTTGGCGCAAGACAAGTGCCAATACGGTCAAATATGTTATAATCCGAAGGATAAGATGGGCCGGATGCCCCAGGGGTGACAAACTTATTATCAACGGAGGCATAGTATATGCCCTCGCGTTCAACATTCATCACGTCATTGGCTGTGGCAACATAGCCGATGAATTCAAGAACGCCGACATCAGCCACATGCTGATTGACCGTTTCCCTAAGCTCCAAGATGTCATCGGCCAGGCCGTCGACATCCTCCCGGAGCTGTTTACCTTTGGCACCGGAGTAGGCCGTCTGCTCCGTTTCGCCCAAAGCAAGGTCAGAACCAGTAGTAACAAAAGAGGAACCACCCCAACGATACTGTTTATTTGTTGAGATGTCAAGATAAATTTTCCCTGACATCGGAGAACGTCCGTCTAATGTTGACGGACCAAAAGACTCTGCACCGGGCCAGTTTGGGTAATACTTTATAGTACCAAGGCTCTGCCCGGTTGTGGCGGTAGTCTGGCCAACGAATGTTCCCAAAGACGGGACAAACAAAACTTTCTCGACAGACATAGCCGAGGCCGATTCGAGTGCCGGATTAGAAAAGTTCAGGAATCCGTTGAACTCGACCACGTCATCAACGTATGACGGGAGCTGATAAGCCGGGATAAGGCCGTGCTCGTCAAGGGTAGCGATGCCATTAATGGTACCAATTTTAGCCTTGATGCCGGAGATGTCGGCGAGAGCATTATCGGCCCGTTGGATGGCGATATTGGCATTACCCTGAGCATTTGCAGCTATGGCTTTTGCGTCCGAGGCTGTCGACATGGCTGAGGATGCCGTGGCATTGGCATTGCCAGCAGTCTGCATTGCCGTGGTAGCTTTTTCTATGGCAGAGAGGGCGTTCTGCAGTGCAGAATTTGCGGAGGTTTCCGCATTACCGGCTTTGGTCAACGCAGACTGAGCATTTTCAAGCGCAGTCCTGGAGTTGGCCAAGGCAGTCCGGACGTCATCACTCATGCCTGTCATGTCGATGGCTTTCATCTGAGCGATAAAATCATCGAGCAACGCCCCAAGATAGGCAGGCGTGATGGAATTCTGCGCCACCTTAGCTTTCAGGTCGTTGACTTTGAGTTGGAGAGAGGTGAAATCTGTCATAACTTGATGAATTCTTAGCCAAGGCAAAGCGCCAAGGCGATGAATGGGACAAATGTAGGGTGTGACAAGAGAGCGTTAAAAGACAATCAGCGCGTGTAGCCCATGCGCCTATAATGCTCGGTGCTATATCTTGCATTGTCTGAATCAAGAGCGGCACAGAACATGGACCGGAATTCGTCGCCCAACGATTCGGCCATAAAATCACGGAGATTCATCACAGAGGAGTAGTATTTCACAGAGAACCACCGGCGACGTTCACGCACTTTATCTCGGCCGATGTCGCCACTGTTTCCATGCGGAACCTCACGACCGACACCTAAATCCTGCCAAAGTCCATATTCGAGAAAATTCTGCGACAGCGTTATGTCGTAAAAACGCCCGTCGGCACGGACCGGCAGTTGCAACGGTGACCGCCAGAGTGCGCCTGTGTCTATGACTTTGAGCTTGTATATACGCTCGTCCCAGATGTCGATCATGGTTTTATTCCATGCCTCGACAAACTTTTGCCGGGCGTCTACTGCAGCAGTTCGGGGGTCAGCCATTCGTCAGGATTAAAAGAGAGGTCAGTATATGTGTCAAGAGCAATCTGAAAAAAGGCACATGCACAGCCAGTGAAGAAATATCGGTCAATCTCGGTAAAGGAAATCCGGGGGTCAATAAAGATGTTGTTTTCTTCGAGCCTCGTTTTCTCCTGAATCAATACCGACATGAACTGCCGGAACAACTCACGCATATTCTCCATGCACCGTTCACGGGCTTTCATGTCGTCGACCGCATGACGTTTGGCGAGGAACACCGTCTTGACACGTCGAGTGTGCGGAGTGTTCTCGATGTCAAGACCACCCTGCGATGTATCACTGACAGCGACAAATGCAGTTGTCGATGTCATCTCGCCGAGCGCGCCGTGGAATCCTTCAAGTGACGAGACGCGAGAAAAACGGTAAGCATTATCCTTTGCGAAACGGTTCAGACCGGTCAGTCTTTCAAAGAAAGCCGCCGCATCCCAGTTGAAATTAGAATCATTCATTTGGCAGGGTATTTTTTACGGATTTCATCATATTCACGCGCCTGAGCATCCAGCTCTGTAAGAGCCCTCATAGCCTCCAACGCGAGGATATCTCGTTCTTTGGTGATGTCGCCTTTGGTAAGGGCACGAATCTGAGCGTCAATATTACGGCGCATTTCATCATAACCGGGCGGTTCTGACTCACTGTCACCTCCAACTTTCTTGAAGAAATTGGGGAATAGTGCGGAAACAAGGTTTTTGACACCGGCCCACCAGTAGAATATGCCGAGAGTTTCGGCTGCGTTCATCCTGATGTTTTCCTTGTTGTATAGGATTTCGGCCATTTGCCGGAGCAAGGCATCATCGGGTTTAATCTGATAGCGCTGCCAGAGTGTTTCGCAAGCGAGCCAGGAGTCGAAAGAAAGACCCGAAGATATGTCGGCAGGGATAGCAGTGGCCCCATCTATAATCTCAAGCCGAACCGGTTCATGCGGTAACTCCTTAGTCCATGACAAGTGAGTGAGCGCCGCCGCCACAGTTTCGGCTGAGATCATAAATTCCTTATCGCCGGACTTTACGAGATAGCCCTTATCATAAGGGCAGATTACAGTCAGACCTGACCACTTGAAAAAGCACAAAGTCTGTACTTGTGCCGATGTCTGAAGGGCATAGTCCTCTTGTGAACGGTAGCCGACATTCTTATTGGAGAAATTGACGGCTACCATGGCGCACAGGAGAAACCGGAGTTGATCCTGTGACAACTCCGCCCAGGACGTAGGCACGGAAACATTAACGGTGGCCGCCATCAGAAGAAGAAACCGCCCCTTACGGTGTTTTTGAATGGTGTAACTTTGATTTTTTCACCCATCTCCTGCTCCCACTTTGCTTTCAGTTCCGGCCAATAGTTGAGCTGTGCAATTATCGGACGTGCCAGATGCCAGACCTCGTGTCCGTCCGGGCATTTGGCCTTTTGGTCGCAGAGGTGGAAAGAGATGTAACGCAGTTCAGCATTGACAATCATCTCATAGATATCCTTGCCGCCGTCGCCCTCAAAAGCCGGAAACACCGAGCGCAAGTCAGAAAGGAAGGATTCTCCGAGATAGGATTCCGACAATTCCTGTTCAAAACGGAGCGCAAGGTCGCGCATGGCCCTGTAAGTAGTCAAGATGTCCTTGTCACGGCGGAACTGCGGTACATAGCCCAGGTGAGGGATAAATGTTGCCCGGAACCATTGTCCGCCATAGGAGGATGTCCAAGCGCTGAACTTGTGCAGCTCAAGGACGAGAGCAGCGAGATTGGCGTCCACAAAAGAATCAAGGGAGGCCACAAGGCGCTCGACGCGCTCTTTCGAGGCGGGGGCCCTGCCATCTGTATTGATGACGGCAAATCCCGCAGGGCTTAAAGTGACATCAAGGGACGGCACAGCCTCGGAGAAGGCTTTATACACGATGATTTTTTCGGCGAGAGTGCGGAGTTCGCCTTCGGGCTGAAAGTCAGCGAGGACATTCTGCTCAAGCCACAGGCGAGCCGAGGTGAGCCATGGCAGCATCTTTTCATAGAGAGGCGTTTCTCCCTCGACCTCGTGAATAATATTCGGAATCAGAGTCCGCAGTCGGGTATTGTCAAGATTCAGGTCCATTTTTCTTATTGTTATTATTGGTTGATACCTCTTTTGCGTCGGCGTGTTCGTCCAAAGTAGTCAACTGGATAAAGGGGCAGTCGACGTGCACCCCTTTCCATTTGTTGAATCGGATAATGATTTCGTGGACGAGGAAAAGAATATCGTGATATGGCTTTTGCAACGCCTGTGCGATGGTGTAAAGCTCACGTTTGTCGGAACCGGAGTTATTGGTCTGAGCTTTTCCTGGCACAGACCCCACGAGGTTAGAGTGAACTCGCATCGTGAAACACATCATATTCACGGCCTCGGCGATGTCGCTCTCCCAGTCGCCGCCCTCCTTAGTCTTGCTGTCGATGGACGTGACAGTGATGTCGGCAGTCTCTCCCTTGCCATCGAGGGAGATACTTTTGGGAGTGAACAACACGGAGCCGGTATTCTCAACGTTTGTCAGGAATTCCAGCATCTCCTGTTTCTTCGCATTTATCAACTCCTCCTGCTTTTTGGGGTCGACAATATGCTGATTTGAAAAAAGGTTATCCCAATATCGGGGCGAAACCTCGATGACATACTTGATAGGGGCCGCATTTTTCAGTTTCGACATCTTCGCCTCCCCTATAAGCCTTTTGATGTTATACCAACTACCCTTGAACAAGGCGGCATAATGAGGGATAGGATAATACATAGAATCGACTCCGGGGAACCTTGACAGGATAGCAAACTTGCGAGTCTTAGTCTTGGTAGTTCCGGCGCCATTCTCGCGGGTGGCCCTCAGGCCCATGCGCTGCTGAAGGTCTTTCCATGGCGAGCGGGGGTCAAGCAGTTCGATTTCCTCGACAGTGTCAGACTGTGCGAGATTGCGGAATGGAGCGAACAAGACCTTTGTAATTTTACCGGTCTTTTCATCCGCAGGGCAGAAACGACAGTAACAAGCCGGTTTCCGGTGCAGCTCGACGATTTTGTCACCGTCATCATTCAGAATAATGACGGATATAGAAAAGTTGTAATGCTTGAAATCCTGACACACGCCGAGGAAATAATCGGGCATAGGATTATCAAGAAGAAAGTCCTCGACCTCAGACTTGACAGCCTCCGGAGCCGCCTCGGTGCAGTATTTAAGCCCACTGCCATAGCATACCTCGGCATTAAAAATCTGACAGGTTGAGAGCGTTTCATCTTTCTCGATCAAGTCGAGAAGATTATACGGTAACATGTCGTCCGCGCCCCATGTGACGTATTGGGTGCCGTCATGTGTTGTGGCAATATTGAGGTCATTGGCCTCACGGAAAACGGTTGTAGTCTTAGTGACGATAGCAGCCCGGACATTAGTCTGAGGAACATGATGAACGGAGAATGAGTCGAAGAAACCGCTCGACGGATAGAATTCAGGTTTTCGGGCCGGTTTATTAGCTTTTTTCATTGGAGAGAGTGAGAGATTGAGTTAGAGGAAAACGTCGAAATCATTAATACCGATAATGCAGACGTCATGGATGGTGCGAATCTGGCCGGAGCGAGTGAATTTAATAGACCTCGTACCTTTATAGCGGTCATAGCTTAGAGATACGATGTCATCTCCTGTCAGAATCTTACCTTTGGAGGTGATGACCCTCAGGGAAACGCGCTCGCCACGGCTGAGCAAGGCGAGTGCCTGTGATAAATGGATAGCCTTTTTCATGCGAACTCTGCTGTAAATTCATGTGAGAAAATATGAGTGCGCGACGGCATAAGAGCACCCATGTCGGAAGATATGAGCAGAGGTCGCTCGCCGACAAAGCGAAATGTAAACTTTATCGAGGAGAGCGATTCATCATCATTATCGACCTCGATAGAATGGTCAGTAATGAGTACGTTATAATCATAGCCGGAGGCACACAACTGAATGTCCCGCGAGCTGATGAGCTGTTCTACCTCCCGGATCTGCTCATCGGTAAGAGGACCGGTCTGCATTTCATAGGTGCGCTCGACGGTCTGATTATACTGCATTGCCCGACCGGAACAAACTGCGGTTTCCCGGTCAACCTTAGTCTTACGGTTGACGATGCCAACGACATCAATATATTCGTAGGCATTAAACATGTTACGGAAACCGAATGTGAGGAAAAACGGATGTTCAAGAAGATAGAAAATCTTCTGCATCGGGCCGTGAGAAATGGCAAAATAAGATACTGACGCAAGGACATCACCAGTTTCGACATCGGACTGATTGAGGGCGAAACGTATGATTTCATTGACAGAGAACGACACATGATTAGAGGCTGCTCTCCGATTGAAAATTGTTTCTAACATAGCCGTATTCCCTGAGGAATCCAAGCCGACAACCTGCACCCGATATTCAGTGGAGCCATTATTCCAGTGGGCGAGAGATATGGCCGAGTTTCTATGGACGATGGAATGTCCGGCAGCACACAGGAAACATTGTGTATGGTCGAAATCCGGGTCAAGCTCGTATTCACAATAGAGTGCGGTAAATTCTACGGAAACGCCATCAAACCGAATTTCCATCATATCCCAAAGGCGCCCCTTGATGCGAAACCGTTCCTCGATAAGTGAACCTATGTCTGACAGCTCCACCACGCCATTATGAGGGTATAGCGTGGTGGAAAAAAACTTGTCTATCTCACCATCAGGGTCGCGCACAATCTCGACAAGAATCTTTGTCTTGTCGGTGCGAGCCTTGAGAGAGTACAGCGCAGAAGTAAGAATCGGCGAGTCCTGTGACAAAGGGGTTATTATTGTTGTAGCCATGTCACAAAATTAGGCTGTGGCACACAGGCTATAAAAGACAAACGGCGAGCGGTCGCCCTCCTATGGGTGCCGCGAGCCTCCGCAGTCGCCCAAGAGACAGCTCGCCTCACGAATGAGGCGAGCGTCATGTCAGGCTTTTTTGACTGACTTTTTAACCTTTGGCTCTTCAAGCTGTTCGCAAATTGCGACACGGTGCCCTGCCCTCACCAACTTGGGGAGATATGTGTCGAGGGCGTGATGTGGGAAACCTGCGAGTTCGATGCTTGATTTTTTTCCATTGGCACGGCGAGTGAGAGTGATACCAAGGACATCTGAGGCGGTGATTGCATCCTCGCCGAAGATTTCATAAAAATCGCCGACACGGAAAAGTAAGATTGCATCGGGGTGCTTTTTCTTCATTTCCTTATATTGCCGCAGTATGGGAGTAACGGCAACCGGCTCAACTTTTTCGGCCTTAGGCTCGGCCTCCTTTTGGGGTTCGGCCTCCTTTTCAGCGATGACCTCTGCCTCGGCTTTTGCCTTAGCCTCCGCGCGAGCCTTTGCGCGATTGCTGACCGCGCCTGTGCGCTTTATTTCGGCTTGTAAAAGGGCAAAAGCATTTTTGGAGATAGGACAATTATCGCCTTTGAGCATAAAGGCATAGTTAAGTGCATTGGCGGCATTGGTAAAATTGCAGATGTACCAAATTGAACGGTCCGACATATATGTGCCAACGGAAATGAGGGCCGACGCTTTCGTAGTGGAGGCTGTACCGTCCGCGTAGATGTTAAGCTCAAGGAGCGACTGAGGGGCGATGAACGCGGTAACGCATACGGGCGTGGGGAGTGCTGCGGCAGCGGCAAAGAGATTGTTAGCGGCGGTGGTGTTAGCGGTGGTGTTGGCTGTCTGTGACATGGTGAAATGTTTTTAGAGTTATTGATTCTGTGGATTAGCACCCGAAGAAGATGCGGAAAAAGGCATTTTCGACCTCTACCTCAAAATGTGCAGTGCCGTTATTGGACTTGCGACCATTTATCGGATTGGAGGAGAGGTGAGCAGCTTTTACAAGCTCTTGGGATTTGTTGATTTCAGGCTTCTGTGAGCCAGTGGGCTGTACTTTATTCATAATTTTCTGTTCCATTTTTCGTCCTTGTTATCGAGTTTGATTTAGCTTTTACATTGCAGAATGAGGGTGGACGAAAGCACCAGAGGCAAATTTTTGGAGGAAAATACTCTGCCGCAGGTAGGAAGATTTTCAGCCAAAGCAGAGCCTAATTTGCAGGGTGCGTGTCTGCCCTAACTTCGCGATGTGAATAGCGTCCAAATCAAATCCCGATACAAGGGCGCCGGGAAAATGGATAGGAAATACCATAGACGTACAGCCTGCAGGATCATAGAGGCCGATGCGTGCAGAAATCAAGAAATACCAAGAGAAAATGAGTCAGCGATTGAAACCTTCCGGCCGAGACTCAAGGCTCGGTGCGCAGCATGAAAGCGCGACCTACAGGGTGACTCCATAAACAAAAAGGTCGCCCCCGGAATAACCGAGAACGACCATAGAGAGAAAGGAGAGAGAGGAGAATGAGTCACCCGTCAATAGCGAGGAGATAGGAGGCGAGCCATGGTAGCCAGCAGACAGCCACGCCTCCGGCCATAGTCCAGAGCCAATCCCATACGCAGAAATGGTTGCCTTTCATTCGGGAATCATGGAGTTCCTTAATGAAACCTACGATGGCGACAGCTACCAGTGCCACGGCCAACGACCACCAGGGCATGTGTGGAGGAATGTGAGCGAAGATTACGCCTACAAGGAGGGCTATCACAAGGCCCATTACGAAATGGAGCAACTTGTCGTAACCGCGTTTGTCTTTGCAGAGTGTCATTTTCGAGATTTGATTAGAAAGATTAGAAAAATGATGATTGCCGATAAAATCGAGAAAAAGACTACCCAGTCAGCGGGACGGAGAATATCATTATCAGTCCTGGTGTCCTTTGCGATGTCGGTAGAGGATTGAGCTGAAAGATTTACAGTCTTTTGCTCATCAACCGTGACCTGTTCATGTGAGGTATGTTCGGTAGTTTCCTTTGCCTTGGCGTTCTCGATGGTTATTGACTTGGGAGCGGCACGAGCGTCAGGGTGTACCGAGTCAGGAGGAAAAAACTCGACCTTAATTCCAGACAGCTCCAGCTCACGCGAGGCGGAAAGGAGAGAGAGGATATCATCCGCCATGTGAGAGTCATGTACCTCGTCGACTACAAGTGACGTCGTATCGGCGTATTGTGTGAAAGTCTGCCGGGAAGAACGGCACGAGCAGAGGGCCGACAGCAGTACGATTGAAAGAATGATTATAAGTCGCATAATTTGAAGGAGGGGCATGCCTTGTTTGCAAATTCGTAGTGACAGTGAACCTCGGCGCCGGGATATTTCTCTAAAAGGGCCGCGACAAGTTCGCGGAGAGCCTTTTTCTGAGCGGGAGTTCTGGTGTCTTTGGGAGTGTGGCTGCCATCGGCGCCCTCGCCTCCGACATAACTGATGCCGATAGAGCATGTATTCTGTCCGGTGCAGTGAGCACCTACGACAGATTCCGGGCGCCCTGCATGTATTGAGCCATCTCGATATATGACGTAGTGATAGCCGATATCCGAGAATCCACGGGTGAGATGCCACTGGCGAATCTGTTCCACTGTAAAGTCACGGCCTTCGGGCGTGGCAGTACAGTGAAGAATAATCTTGGTAATTGTACGGCGATACTGTGTAACACCAAGAGCTGCCCAGGTCTTTGGGCCGACGATTCCATCAGCTTTAAGATTTTTCTCAGACTGGAATACTTTGACAGCCTCCTCGGTGACAGGGCCAAAGATTCCATCGACATGTAAGGAAAGTTTTCCTTGCAGCAGGCGGACATCCTGACCTCTGCTGCCTAAACGGAGTGTCTGCATCATATCGGGATATTAAGTCGGCGCATGCGGGCCTGAAGAATAGCATCAAGGCTTGTCATGTGTTCGAGCTGCTGACGGATTAAAAACTGATCTTCGGGGTCAAGCCGATTAAAACGGCTCTGGTCATCGCAGAAAGCGCGAAGATTCTTGACATGCCGGGCATTGCGACTGTGCAATTCGGCGAGGCGGAGTTCAAACGGTTTCATTGGTAGAATTTTTAGAGGTTTCGCGGTCCCGGACAGTTTCAAGGAAGGCTTTGAGCTGAGAATTAAGGTCAATTCCCAAGAAGGCTCCTGCGGCGACAAGCAACATGCCGAATACCGTAATAACCGAGGGATGAATTTCACCCACAGGCGGCATATAGAGAGCCAACATGACAACGACCATACCGAAAACGACGAGCACGAAGGCAAGAACGGACTGGGCCGTCAAGTGTCGTTTGAAGGTTGATACTGATTGTGACATAGCGGAGAGAGGTTGATTGATTATGCCGCAAAGGTACAGAGGCACGAATGTACGGTAAAAGACAGGATGCGCTACATTACGCCGGACACGTCAGCGAAAGAACCGCCAAAATATGGGAAATTCTCACACCCGATATAGAGGGTGTCAAAAGCATCTGTGCCGTCCGTGCGCAATTCGAGTCTGTCATCTTCCGTCTCGGCAAGTTTTTCGCCGCTCTTATCTTTGTGGAATCCGGTTCGGCCACGAGTAACACCGGCAGACTGAATAGCGAGAATAAGGTCATCGTTATTCTGACGGTTGAAATAAGGCGTCAGACGGTTTTGACCTGCAAAACCATGGTTGATAAGGTGGTATTTCTCCTCATGTCGCATAGGATTACCGAGAGGTGTTGCTACTACGTGCCATCCGCGTTTTCGGAACTCGTCGATAATAGTGTGACGGAAATCGACGGAGTTGACGGCGTAGTTAGAACCGAGTGCTGTAGTATCATAGTAGAAAACCACTGTCTTACATTTGTGATGGGCGTAATACTGGCAGAACTCAGCCACGAGAGCCGGAATCTTCCTCTCATATTTCACATAGAAAGATTTGAGGACATTGAGTCGGCCAAGGCGTTCATCGGGCTGTCCGGCCACAATCCAGTTGATATTGGCATTATAGTCCATACCGATGCAGATTGGCCTATATCTGTCAAGATCGCGGTCGGCCCGGCAGTCGAGAGCTTCGGGCTGAAAGTCGAATCCGAGAGTGTCGAGGTATTCAAAATCGCTGTCGTTATACTTATGATCCTCTTTCATGGAGGAGTAGAAACCATCGCGCGCAATACCGATTTTCTGGCACATTATCGAGGTCTGAAACGTGAGCGGTGTAAGGTCACGTTTCATGTCCCTAAGGTATTGTTCGCCCAGGAGCTCGACGTTCTCAACCGAGGAATATTCCCGGTAGTAGGTGGCGACAGAGCGGAGCTTATTGATGTAGGCGTCAAGGCGGCGAAGATGGCCCCGGAGATAAGAGGGCGGCTCGACGCCCTTTTTTCTCAATTCGAGAATCTTCTGCTTTTGGCGCCATTGCTCATAAACGCCGCCCTCGATTGCCCGGATGATTTCCGGATTCATCTTTTTCTCATATTCGAGGAACCATGAACCTTTCTTACTCTGCGGCATATCCGAGAGAATCAAGACGGCATGATTGAATGAGTGGCGCGAGAAATGGGTCTTGATGCCACCATTCGCGGGGAATGTTTCCTCATGTAGCCGGACAGGGTCAATAAATTTGGCCTCGTCGATAAGGAGCCATGAGAGTGTAAGCGAGTTTGCGGCTCCGGTGCGATCCTGTGAAAGAATCACTGCCACCGAACCATTATAAAACGATATGACCTGCTCCCAGTCATGCGGTTCGGTGATAGGCTTTGCAAAGGACTTTGGCGGACGTCGGCCGACTACATAGTGAACTCCCTTCTTATATCCCCAGCGCTCCCATGCGGCAAAAAGGCCGGGGAGTGTGTTCGTGAGACCGTGTTTGAAAGTAGGCACCACGATACCACCGGTAGAGCCGGGCATGCGCTGCATCATTTTCAGCGTATAGGGAGCGGCGATTGAGTCGGTCTTACCGGTACGGCGCCCGGCCACAATTACGGTGGTACGGGCTCCGATAAGCTGCGCCATGAGCTGCGGGCGGTTGAAATATGTAGGCTTAGCCTTGGGATTGATTATTTCCATCGGAGAGAGGTGCAAAGAGTTGTTTTTCTTCAAGGTCGGCCTCCTCAAACTCCACATCTTCAATATCACGGAAATCCCGCGACAGCTCCTTTGTGAGCTTAGCGATGTGATTGTAGACATCGGGGATAGGTTCAAGACCGAGGACACGGACATCGAGAGTGGCGCAGAACGGTTGAATCACAATCTCGTCATAGGGCATGGTCATTTCATCCTCCATGTCGACGCGATTGTATTTGGCGTATGATGCGGCGACACGTTCCATAGTCTTAGTGTCCTTACGGGCCTTAGCCATCGCGTATGTTTCCAGGAACATCTCATTGGCGCGCGCCCTGTGGAAATCACGGGATTTCTGCGACAGCAGAGGCACGAGCTGATGGATAATGTTGATGTCTGAATATGCCGTTGACTGGGATACGTCATAGCGGGACATTATGGCATCGCGCAACTGACGGTCTTTCATCGACGGATTGGCAAGCCAATAATTATACATCTCGCGGAGGCGCATAACGCGCTCGGCGAGGGCCAAAGGATATTTTTCGCGGAGTTCATCCTCTGAGGCAAAGAGGTCGACCTTGCAGGCGTCAAGCGGAGAGAGAAGATTCGGCATAATAGAATGAATGGAGAATGTTACTCGTCATCTTCCATGTCGAGCAACGCCCGCTCTGACATTTCCAGAGCGGCAGGTGAGCCAACACGGGCAAGCATGGCCATCTGTTTACGGATTTCTATCTTCTGCGACAGCTTGCCCCGCAGGTAGGCTTTACGGGCAGGCGAGTCAGCCATTGCGATATCGCTCTTGAATTCCTCCTCCGGCACGTCAAGAGTAATGGCGATTTCGGTAGGAGTGATATAAAGAGCTGCCATCTGTTCAACGGTTGTCAACTGTTCGGCTGAATATATCATGGAAAGGCACGGATTGACGGGTTATTACATAATCGAGCTGTTGGTGCAGACTGTCAAACACTGATGTGTCAGTGGTGATAAACCCTGACTCATAGCGGTTGCCGCGAGTAAGGTTCTGCGACATCACCACAGCCACTTTCCATTCTTCGTTAGATACGAGAAGAATTTTCGAGTGGTTATCGGAGAGATAGCAGTTTTCGACAGTCTGAGCGATGAACGGCCACAGTTTGAGCGTCTTGTTTGTAGCCTTGAAATCGAGGACGATGTCAAGGGTGCGCACAAGGCCCTCCTTCTCGATGAAGAATATCCGTCGGAGAAATTCTTCGGAAATAGAGAAGGAGGTCATCTGCACGTCAGCAGGGCCGGTCTGAGAGAGCGTCCATTTGAGAATGTCCGCAACCTGGAGGGCATTGTTCAGATAAGCCTGATAGCCCTTTTCTGCGAGCGGAGATAGAATATCGGCTATTGATGTCGAGCGGTTCATCAGAGCAGTCCTGCAGCGGTCATTTTCTCACGGATAGCGACAGTTGGCGAGGCAATACGGGAGTATGTCTCGCGTATTCGGTCGGCCAAAGCATCACTTGGATTGGCAGGATCATATTTGCCGAGGAGCAGATGAATGACACGGGCCGCATTTCGAGAATCGGACCGGGAATCGGTGACGAGCTGCACAGCGGCGGCAGGTGTACCCTTTACATAATGGTCATAGCGATTCCAGTTCTCCCGATAGAGAGTATCGAGAGCGATGATTTCCTTAGCCCAGGGATAGCGGTCAGAGTCCGGGCATGTAGAGTTCTCCGGGGTAATCATCCGGAGCCGGACATGGCACTCGCGCATTTTACGGAGTATGTCGGCATTGTCGACATACAGCTGCTTGATTTCATCGGGCAGCTCGTCATGGTCGGCCCGTTTGCCACGCTGTAATTCGGTACGCTTGGAGGAGCCTTCCGGGTTGGCAAGCCCGCGAGCCTGAGCTATGGACTCAACATCGGCCATCATCGAGCGAACCTGTGCATGGGTGATTTCAGCAAGGCGCCCCTTGTAGATTTTTCTGAGATTATATTCGATAGTGTCAGCATGACGCGTTATATTGCGCGTGATGTTGGCATATAGAATTTTATTCCTGGTTATGCGGAGCAGGAGGTCAGCGCCCTCACGGAGATTGCGCTGTGATGGCTCTGTTTCAAGCCATTCCTTAATTTTCGGAGTGAGTTCGAGGTCAATCATAATTTGTTGTTTATACCGGCAACAAACAAGGTGTTCTTGCCGTGTTTCAATAAAAGCTCGTGCATCCCTTTTAGAGTAGATCCAGTGGTGACAAAGTCATCGAAAACTATGACGTTAGGCTCAGGGGGCAGTAGATTGAGGGTAAAAACCGCGTTGACACGCTGCCGCGAGCTGCAAAGGGCGACATCCTCGTAAAATGGGATTTCCAACTTTTCGTGAATCTGTTCACAGATAAGAGTGGCGAAATTATGCTCCTTATGCCGTCGTTTTGGCGATGTGCAGATACACCAGTGGCCGGAGGAGAGCGCGGGGCCAAGGTACTTAATGAGAAAGTCCGACACGGCCTCCGCAAAGTGCGGGATTTCAGCCGGGTCGGACTTTATCTCCGAGAGTGTTCTACCCATGAGAGATTTTTGCCAGAGGGACAGGAACCACAGTCCGGCTCGCGGTGTAATCCTTGGGCGAAAGTCGAAATTACACCTTGCCTCTGTGGACTTATCCCAGGCCTTGCGCTCCCGGACAGCGAAGATGTCACGACCATTAGAAAGAGCTCCGAGAGCCGGAGAGCCATCTGCCACCTTAAAATCCGAGAGGATAGAGGTGACGTCGGCCATCAGGCTCCCGGAGTCTTTGTCAACCGGGTCAGGGCTCCTCATTGATGATTCCGTCCTCGGTGACGATAGGACCGGTGTAGAACGGCGTCTCGACGGGATCATCGGCCTCTACGAGAATTGTAGTGCCGGCGGTACCTGTCGCGCCCTGGCCGTTGTCGCGTGAGGGAGAAACGAGCGCGCCGTCATATTGCTCGCAACCGATGACGCGATACTTGCCTCTCATGTCCTCGACAAGCACAACGATGCGTGTGTTGATGAGAGAGGTGGCGGCGGTAGCGGCGGATTCGTCGATTTTCGGATGGATGAAAGAGCCGGTGACCTTGAACGTGCGGGAAGGCTCCTCGCCCTGGGATTCCGACTTGAAATCGGCCTTTCCGGGAAGATGATCGAGCGGACGCCATTTCTCTCCCTCGGCGAGAGTGAAGGCACCGTCATATATCGAAGATGTAGGACGGTCAAACTCGTCGACAGGAATTTTAGGCCAGTTCACGATAGCCCCGACCGAGAGGAACCAAGCGCGACGCTTGATGCCCGGAGTCACGGGCACACCCTGACAGTATCTCATATCAGTCAGAGTGCTGAAACATTTGTTAGTAGCGTTTTCTGCCATGATTCAACGTATTAGATGTTAGGCCACTGAGAGGTCGATGTAACGGAAACGGCGCGGGTCGATGGTGCGGTACTGGAAACCAAGCCACATGTCCGAGGCCATTGAGAGGTCATAGTGGCCCTGGCGCATGATGTCGACCGATGTCTGGTCAGCATCGTTGTATGTGCCGTAGAGAAGATTGGATGTCTGAGTGACGATAGCCCTGTCGGTGCCGTCGAGTTCGGGAACCGGGATGATTGTGAGCTTGTGGCCCGACCCTTCGACGTATGGCTGATCATACTGCTTGTTGTAGACGAGGCCAGTGTGCGAGAGCAGATAAGACTCGTTGTAGGCATCGGCGAAGGAGGTAGGACAGAGCATGACATTGTTCTCACGGCGGAGGAACTGATTCGACGAGAATACAATCTCTTTTGCGATGTCGCAGGCGTTGGCATTGGTGACCGCCTCCCCAACCTTGAAAAGATTGCCTTTGGCCTCTGAGATGTTGCCGGCCTCGATTTCAGCGTCGGCGATGGTGAGGAGGCCGTCGCAGAGGTCAAGGGTGGTATCACCGTCAGGATTGCGCTTGCCGGTGAAAGCGCACTGGGCGATATGCTGACCGCGGGCTTTCACGAGCTGCGCGAGCACGAGGAATGTTGTACCGGCTTTCTTGATGGCCTCGGTGATGACCGGGTCATGGTAGCCCAGGGGGATGTCGAGATAGTCGACGGGTGCGAAAGTTTCGATGACGTTGCCATGGAACGTCTCGATTTCGCGGTAGTCGATATTGACGGATGCCTTTGAAACGCGGTCGCGCTTGAATGGGGCGAACTGGGAATTGCCGGAGATTTCGCCGAAACGACGTTTGCCACGGAGTTTCTTGACAGGCACGAAGAATTTCAGCACGTCAGCGGCGGCACGGATGGGGAGCTGTCTGAGGACAGGGTCCCACTGGATACAGGTGTCCTTATACTGCTGAAGGATCTCGTCAGAGATGACGATTTTTGCAGAATTGTCAGGCATTGTGGAGAGAGATTGAGGTTAGAGGATTAGAGAAGGCCATCGCAGAGGGCGTCACAGACCTTGTCGATATCGAGGCCGTTGAGCGGGTTGGTGTCCTTTGAGGTTTCGGTGAAGTCAGCGGTCTTGGATGCGGGCTCTTTCACGAGGTCGGCAATCTTGGCGTTGAGTTCGTTGATTTTGTTGTCCTTCTCGGTGATTTTGGCATTGAGGTCATTGACCGTGGCATCATGCCCGGCGACAGCGGCCTCAAGTTTGTCGGCCTGTTCCTCGGTGAGCGTGAGCTTACCGTCGGCGACAGTGACCGAGGCGCCCAGAAGGGCGGCGACAGCGGTGAGTGCTTTTGACATTTGAGGAGTGGATTGTGCGGCGTCCGGCGCTTTGGCCTCGGCTGCGGGTTTTGAATGTGATGATGTGAACGGACGCAAGAGGCGTTCAAGGAATGAGCCTTTCTTGACATCGACCGGGGGCATGGGGATTCCCTCTTTGGCAAGCGCGTCGGCAACGACATCGGTGATTTCGGGGGCTGCATCCTCCGGTTCATCGGTGATCTCATCGACAAAGCCCCATTCGAGGGCTTGCCTGGCGGTGAGCCATGCGCCCTCTTTCATCAGGGCCAGCAAGTCCTCTTTGGGCTTTTTGCAGCGCGAGGCATACATGCCGGCGATGCAACCGTCGATGGTCTCGTTGTCTTTTTTGAGTTTTTCGAGGTCGGCGATATGAGCGGCGAGCTCGTCGGCGTTCATGTAGTCCCACTCGAAAACCACACTCATGCACTTATGCACGAGGAATAGGGCGTTTGCGTCGATGGAAACGTGCTTAGCCCCCATCGCGGCGATGGTGGCGGCCGAGGCGTTCATGCCTACATAGTGGCAGTGTACGTTACCATGGAGCTTGAAGAGAGAGGAAATCGAGAGGGCTGTGTCGACACGCCCTCCGGTAGAGTCAATCAAGACGCAAACCTCTTTGTCCTTGTGCTTGTCAAGGACAACATTGACCATGTCGGCTGAAAAGTTCCAGTCGCCGACATAGCCTTTGAGGTAGAGATTGTAATTCTTAGGCATAGCGGTTGATTGTCTATGCCACAAAATTACTGGAGACCGAGAGCGCGCTAAAAGACTATAAAAGCGTCAGAGGACGCACGGGAGCACAGATTTCTGTGCGATGTGAGTGATTTTATATGTTCGGACTGCGGGGCTGCCTCCCGGCTCGCCGGTAGAGTCCGAATAGCTGATTATCGGGTAACGGCCCTCGCGGGTACCGATAAGCTTTTGTCTGCCTCCGGCACCCGTCACCACGAAGGCGAGGTTTTCACCTTCGGGTAACGGATGGAGGGTAGAAAACTCCAAAGTGGATTTTTCCTGGCGTGTGCCATTGACCTTTGATCCCTCCCATTTAAGAATAGGACGCCCGACAAAATCCACAGTGACGGACGGCGCGGCGATGGCAACCATGCAGCCACATATAGAGTGCAACATCAGTCCGGCAGGGAGAGCATCACAGCGGACAATCTGAATTTTACGGATACCGGGGAGAGAAAAGAAACTCATGGCAACGGGTGTTTCGGGCGTTTTGGTTGAAATGGTCGGAATGGTTGGAATGGGCGTTTTGGTAATTTTCGCCGCTGAGGTCAACGTGATTTAACGGAATTTAACTGTCTTGCGCTTGACTTTTCTTGCGCATGCGAGAATACATCTGACGGATGGTTTCCCAGTTGCGCTCGGTACGGTCGATGCCGTGGCGGTCCATGAATTCATAGATGATGTCGGTAATCTGGACGTCATGGCTGAAAAGTTCATGCAGTTCATTAGACAGTGTCGACTGAAAGAGTTTTTTACAGGCAGAGATCAAGGCCGTCTGCCCCGTCGGAGAGAGATAGTTGAACGTGGCCGGATTGATTCCCTTGAAAGTCGGCACCTCGACAGGAATCTGCCCGGAGGTGTCGCCGGGGCGAAAGTCGCGCGGCGCCTTCCGGAGCAAAGAGCTAAGGACGGCACGAGGAGCCGAACCACGAGGAAACACAACTCTCTCCGACTCGTCATCCCAAAAATCGTGACGCAGCCATTGACCGAGATATTCGGGCGGATTGATGTAGACGGAGAATTGTGACATGTGATAAATCAGAGTGGTTTATGTGAATGTATTACAGGTGCAAATTTACGAAAAATTCTGCAATCGTTTAAGTTTACATTCTTGAATAGTTAAAGCATCTCCGAAAAATCCGCTCAGGTAGGTGCAATTCCGCAGTGCAAGTGTGCGTATAACTCCATGTGCCACCATTTCAAGTGGTTAGGCGCGCACGAATATCGTGCAAAAGGTGCGGTCAGGCTGTGCCTCCGATATGAGAATTTGTACATCAGTGCAATAGTGCGCAAAAGTGCGGAAATCGTGCGCTACCTAATAGGCTGATTTACAAATGCAAACGGCTATTCTGTACGAATGTACTCTTTTTTTCTCTTACAATAGGCGGAAGAAAAAAATAATTATTAGATTGTTTCACGTGGAACATAAAAATTTGTATATCAATATATTACCTCCGATTTACATACAGATGCGGGCGGAACCTGGGGGCACCTCCCCCGCCCCCTCCGCACCGAAAATCTTTCCGGGTACGCTTGTGCCGGGTGCCGCACACCTGCACCCCTGACCCCAAAATCCTACATAGGGGGGGTGCGGGGGCAGCGGCAAGGCGTCGGAAAGAGTGTTACTAACTCGATTCAAGAATGTTTGTTAATCTACTTGACAATCCGTAACTTTGCACTTATAATAGGCGCATAATGCGTTTACGTGATACGCAAAACGTATTATATATAGGATTTCCCCGGCGTCTGAAAAGGAATAATACCGATTTCAAAAGGTACCCATCCATAAGGTAAGAACATATAGAATGGATTGTTTGACATTCCCCCAAGCAATCAAAACGGCACACCGTTGTGAAACGATGTGCCGCTTTCGTTGACAGAAGGTGAAAAATGTTCACTTGCTCCGGCGCTGCAGCAGCCATCCGACTTTGCCATCGGAAATGATAGTGCGGTAGCCGAGGAACATCATGGCCTCGGCGACGTCATTAAGCTCCATGTCGACCATGTCGGCCAGCTCAAGCACAATCTCCTGCGAGGTGAGAATCCGGAACCGTGTGCGGTCAGTAGGGTCAAATGTACTTGTCGGGCGCCATTCGGTATTGATGTAGCCCTCGATGACGCCGAGGAACCTGGGCTTGCGGCCAGAGGGCTTTTTGTCCGGCTTTGGCTTGTCGTTTTCTGAAGATTTCATAGAAATGGATTTTTGATGTTGTTCTTGTGGATATAGTCATCTATGGCATTTCGGAGAATGTAGAGATCTCCCGGCTCGTCAAGGCAGACAAAGCCATTGGAGCAATCGCCGACGGCGACGTCGATCAACACCGTGGCGGTATTTACGCCGGTTTCACTGTCGGTTATGACGTTGGACGATATTAAGACCTCCGGCACAGGAGTAGCGCGGCTCATTCGGCACCTCCTTCCTGCATGGTGTAATCTCTCAACACCGGGGTAAGCTGAATCGTGAAAGGCCGATTATCGGTGAACGCCTTGGCCCCGGCCTCGGTGACGACATAAATCTGAGCAGAGGCGAGCTTGATTAGCTTACCCGCCGTAAAGCCTGAGGTGCGCACAGACATCGGTTTCAGACGCTTGTTCTCGGCGCATAGGGCAGCCATTTCCTCGTTGAGATACTGCGGGATTTTGTTCGCCTCCTCATAAGATACGAGAGCGTTGTGATAGCGCCGGGAAACCGAGTCAGCGAGCAATCGGCCGAGTTTGGTAGTTGACAGGAGAATGTTGACGGTAACAAAGTATTTCATGCCTCACCTCCTTTCTCGTCCTCGATAGGATGGACGATATAGTTGAATACTGTTGTCACACATACGGGGGCGACTTTGCCGCGCTCGATAAGGTAGTTATTGAGGTCGGCGGTAGTGAGTCCGGATTTGCGGACGCGGTCGGCAAAGTATGCGACATTGCCGTCCAAGCGCTCCCAGTTCTCAACGATGTAGCTTGTGACTGCGAATAGCAGATCTTCGCGAAAACCCATCATGCCTCACCTCCTTCCTTCTTGTGAAAATTATCGCCACTCTCGTCGAGAAAGTAAGGGCCGGAACCTGTGAACGAGTACCACTCGCCACCGGGGAGAGCTTTGCCGCAGTAATCCCAACGATGGAGCGAATCATTATAGATGTAGAGCATGATAAGCTCGTTGCGCTCGTCGGCCAGTTGGAGGCTACGGCGGCGGATATACCGCCATTCGGCCTCTCCTTTCTCGACCTCGATACGGGAAACGTGAGCCGGATAGAGGAAAGCCTCAAAACGATATATTACGGTAGCGGCCATTACTCCTCACCTCCTTCCTCCGGCATTGGCATCCGGGCGGCACGGATAGCCCAGACGAAAGCCCAGGGCATACCGAGAAGGCAATCGAGGCCGACAGCCTCCTGTGCCTCGATGGTGTCGGCGATGGAGATATTGTGCCACCACATAGCGGCTACAACGATGACGGCCACAACGGTTGACACTCTGGCCGAGAACATGGCGCGGGCGATGCGCCGGGGCGCACAGTTGCACCGCGTCCATTGCCATGCCGACGAGAGGGCGCGGGAGAGGCGGACGCTGACCGGGATTGAACACTGGGCGCCGAGAGCCGGGCCCGTAAGGATTACGAGGGGCGAGGTTGAAGGTTTGCCTGGAACCTTAAATAGAATGGATGTTTGCATAACTTTGACGTTATGAGTTACAGCTATTGGCAGACTAAAAAAACGGCTACCATTCCGTTGCTGTAACTCATAACGTCTGTCCCCGAAGGGCGATATTAAGAATTCGGAATGGTAGCCGTATGGGGCTACTTATGTGAGGGCATAAAAAATGCCCGAAAGGATGTCGAGCGTCTAAACCGCGCTCCGGGTAACGGACAAACCGTTATGAATTACAGCACTGCAAATTTACGACAATAAACTCACATGGCCAAATTTTTACTGAAGGAATTTTGATTTGCCGATAATTTCGTCAGCGTCATAATCAAAGAACATATCACCAAGCCAACCGGCATACTCGTCTCCGCGTTCATGCTTTGCAGTGGTAGCGAATTGAATTGTTTCATACTGGGTGCGGAGAGCGATGATAGCAGCCTTTAATTGAGCGCGAGAAAGTTTTTGCTCAGTGTAAATTCGTATACCACCAGTAAATTTCTCGGCTACCATAAAATTAATGCCTCCGGCTGAGATGACATCTCCGATGCCTTCTTTTTGGTCTTTCTCTTTCATGCGGCCACTCTTATTAATGAGATACGAGCCATCATAAGCGTTTTGGATCATAAATCGGCCATAGTCCCACCCAGAGCGAAATTTCTGAATGTAGATGCCAAAAACGAGGGCAGAGTAATCTTTGCTTACGGAAGAAAAACGGCCCTCGACACGATAACGCCCAGGGACATCAGTTCCATAGGCAACACATTTGTCATCGACGAAATGAGCATCTTTAGCAAATTCTACACGGATAACATCCTTGGCTGCAGAAATCGCATCCTCAGGAGTAACGGATTCTCCTGATTCGGTTACAGTTATTTCTGCATCGGGAATTGGACGATTGGTTGTGCCAGACGAACATGAGGTAGCCGCAATAAGGCACAACGTAGATAAAAAGACGAGTGACTTTTTCATGTGATGTAGAACGGTTGTATTAGTCTTGCAAAGTTACGACAAAAAGGCAACAACACAAAACACCCCCGCCGGAATTGGCGAGGGTGCGGCCACTCTTGAAATGAAATGGAGTGGTAATCAAACAAGACGAAGAGCGGCCAGTTCTATGCCGAGGCGGTGAATACCGGCCTCAATTTTTTCGAGCTGCTTGTCGGAGATTGGAGTGGTGCCTTTGCGATATTGGCGCATAAGGCTGTCATTGATGCCGAGATAGCGTCCGAGAGCGCTGACGTTGAACATCGAATAATACTCGAACAAAGAAGATATGTCAAAGCGGAATTCGATATCTTCTGCAAGGCAAGCGGGCATTTCATCGCCAAGATCGACGTAACTTTCCTTGACCTCCTCGATGGAGTTGAAGAAATCCTCCTTTGCCTCTTTTACGGTGTTACCGGTACCGATAAGCTGTACCTTTTCGCCGGTGGTGTTGTAGGCTATATATGAGCCGTCCGATTGTTTTTCTATGCTTACTTTCATATCGAGTGGGTGTTATGTGTTAATAACTATGTTTGGAGAAAAGAGAGGGAAGGGAGTGCCCCTCCCTCTCTTGTATCAGAAGCCTAATTGCTTTTTTAGAGCGTTCATCAGGCCTTTTCGGATTTCCTGCGAGCCGTGCCTTTCGACAATCAGACGCTCGCCATTGTCGTTGACGTAGATGTCATGTTTCTTACCGTGGGCGTACAGTCTGTAACCCTTATCGGTTGCGATTTTAATTAGTTCTTTCCATTTCATTATGTCAAAGTTCTTGTTTTGATTACCGACACAAAGGTATAACGTTTTCGTGATACTAACAAATTTTTCGGCAAAAAATAACGAAAATGTGATATTTTTTTTTGATTAGTGGGTGTTAATGGGATGTCATCAGTGGGTATTGTGGGATTCGCATCTGCCACAGAGTCGAATATTCCTTAAATGCCGGGTCGGGGGCAATATAAAACGAGATGACTATGCGGCGGATGTCGCGATTTGGGCTGAACTCATCATCGACAATCACCGGACGGATTATCTCCTGATTCATCAACGCCTGGGCTACATTTTGGCAGAGTTGATGATACTCGAATCTACAAGCAAGAGCAACATCTTCCGGCGTCATGTCGGTGTTTATACGAAATTCACCGGAGCACTCTACCCTCTGCATTTTAGTAGAGTCAGTATGAGTGAGAAAGTCATCAAAGACCTGCGATTCCGGAGACAAACGGTTGGCGGCAACAAGTCCCGCTTTGTAGCCGGTTCTCTTACCCCTGATATGGCCAATAAAGAGGCCGAGAGAGAGTCCGATGACACAGCCAAATGTGAAGATTAGTGCTTCAATCATTATCAAATAATTTAAGTTGTCGTTGATACTCTATGAGGCGTTTTTCAGCTGCCTCATAGTAATTATGATCTATTTCTATACCAAGCATGGGATGTCCTAACTCATAGCAGGCTATGGCGGAGCTGCCGCTGCCTAAATGAGTGTCTAATATCGTCCATCCCTTTTTAGCGAAAGTTTGCAGCAGCCACGCATAAAGCGCGACGGGCTTTTGGGTGGGATGGATTCGTTTCTCATTTAGGGCTTTGTTGCCTTGCATGACACGCCCCTCGGAGATGCTTTTCCCCTGGAGCATACCGTTCCACATGAAAGGAAACATCCTGACGGATTCAATCAGATTCGTAGCGGCAATTTCGCAGTCGGAGTATGAGGATTTGCCGTTACATTTATCCCAGACAATTCGTCCATGGGCGAAAATGTAATCGAAATAGTTACATCCCCAAACGATGTAGTATTTCGCCACGCGGAGCAATTCATCAAAGAATTCAGCGGACGGCACAAGCCATTTCTCTGACACCGGATAGTTATGACGAGCGACTCCAATAGTAGAAACCTTGCTGCCATAGAACTGGCGACGCTCCGGCCCGCTATAATATGGCGGGTCGACTATGGCGAGGTCGAAAGACTGGCTCGCCATAGCGGGCAGAATGTCCATGCAGTCGCCCTCGTGTAATGTGATATACTGGTACGGTTTCATCGCTAATTGAGCAGATAGTAATATTGGCGGAAGATGTCGCGGAGGATTTGTCGCCTCAGGCGGAGGGTCGCGAGCCGTAGCCTAACGGTTTCAGCCACGATTGAATCCGGGCATAGACGGCAAAACTCGCGCTCCTCCTCGCTGACGAGATGGTTAATTCTATTCATTGATTGGAGGGATTGGGAGCCAGTGAGTAACTTTTAAGCCCAAATAATCATAGCTATCCTCTTCAAGTTTGAATCCGAAAGCAGCGTTATAATGGAATACCACATAACCGACCGTATATTTCCCGGTTTTTGCGCTCCTGTAATATTCACGAATAAGAACAGTCTGCCCGTGTTTCGGGAGTAGTTCAGATGGCCGGTACCACCGAATAGTTCGCTGATGAGAAACAGACGAATCGTTTTGTGAAATTTCGACACTCATTTTCGGGAGTTGTATTTAGGTGAGTATTTCTTACATGAGAATTGTTTAGGGGAGATGGAGCGCTTAGAGAGCTGACATCGGGGCGGGTGGGCCTGATAGTGACAGCAGCAGTCGCAAGTAATCTTCGGCAAATCCGAAAAGTCAACCTTAAGGTTAAAGGTCGGCAGGTCATAAGGGATATGAACGGCTAAGGCTGAGCCGAAACGTTCCATCGCCGTATTGACCTCTGCCGCAGCGACAGCAAGAGCTCGGATTCCATCTAAGAATGCAGCAAAGCCATGCAGACCGGGCAGATCTGGGGACTCTGTGATCTGCATAGCAAGCAGCCACCGAGTTGAGTCTAATGGGTCGTGGTTCATCGGAGAAAATCACTCGGTTCCGAGATATTCCAGCAGTCATCGAGCTCGACAGAATCGTAGCCGTCTGCTTTCAGATTAAGGATGGCGCTTGCAATTCGAGTTTCAAGCTGTTGGCCGTTTTCTACTGCAAAAACTTTGCACAGGCGCCGATTTGAACCTGTCGTTAAATCGAGGGTCTTACGAACAAGGAAGAAGGCTTTGAAAATCATAGTCTATTGGTTTTAGAGGAGAAAGTGATAAAGATTGTGCAGATGGCTACTGTGCCGACTGCCAGGATTGCGAGTGCCGGAGTTCCGAGGAGTAGGACGAGTAGCCACCACCACGACCAGAAGAGGAGGCCAAGGCATTTGAGAACGATGAATGCCACCGTTGAGAGGAGCCACGTCACAAGGAACACAGCGATGATGATTGGGGATTTGCTTTTGCTCATACTAGTCTATTTTAGAGATGATGTCGGATTCTACAATTCCTCGATACCAGGTGTGCCCGGCAGACTCGATGTTGTAGATTTGAGTTAGGCCGCGACGGGTGGAGTTTGTGACACGTCCGGCGCGGACAACGGAGCCGAAGAAAAAGCGCACGATGTCGCCGACATGGAATCGGCCAGAGCCGGTCGAGAAACTGAAATCTCGCCGCTCTGCCGGTTCCGGTCGGTTGTAGACAATTTCATTGATAGTCGGGGCGAGTTCCCAGGGCATCATAGAGTCGGAGCGGGGTTTTCATTGGCCCAAAGAGCACCATTGGCGAATACCGCAAAGAAGATGGACTCAAAGAGAATGTCCTTGTTATTTGGGGTAGAGGCTCCTGATTCTGTCAAGATACGGCGACACTCTTCATGTTGAGCCCCGTGCCAAGCCTCCCGGCTACCATAGTTCGATAGCGGATGCTCGTCGGCCCATGTAGCGCCCATGATGAACATTGATATCACAAACAGTCCGGACATGGGGCTTTTCTTGATAAGTTCGCGGCCCCGTTCTTCGGCGGCGTCAGCGATTTGTTTGGCACGGGTGGATTTGTCGATTTTAGGCTGTTGAGTGGAGGATTCAGAAATATCCTCAAAATCGACATCGACAGCTCTGTCCTGGAGTGGATTTCTGCGGCGTTCTGCCCGGTCGGAAAAGGGCGACCAAAAGGGAGGAATAAAAGTCATTTTTTCTTACGTTTATTTGATTTTTTCTTACGTTTATGGACTCGCGGAGAGTCGGGTGGAATGATTGCGATAAAATGCCGAGGCACAGCCATCGCATTTCGTTCAGCCTCAATAATCGCATAGGAGGCCGTGTAATGCCGGACATCCACATAGCAACCTTGTTGGATTAGATGGCCACCGTTGACAAATAGAGACTGGAGCAACACGGCTTTTTGTGGATGTTGTGTCATGTCAATTTAAGGTGTAAATGTTATCGTTCTCGTGGTCGAACACCTGATAGCCGATGATTGATGTGTATTCGTCACCACGCTCATGGGCGACATCGAGGCAGAGATCGACCCGGTCAAATTTGCCGGAGAATGTGGCGGCGATAGCGTGAATCGTGGTGGCATCAGCACGTTCCGCAGAGGCAAGCCGGATAAAATATCCGTTTGGGTGCTGCTCGATGACAGAGAACCCGGCAGGGATTGAATCCGAAAGAGTGACAGCCGGATGGACTGTTGCCCTGTGGTTGCTATCCTGTGGCTGGGAGCAACCACAGAGGATGATTACTGAGAGAATGGATAGTTTGTGAAACATATATGTTGATTTAGAATAGTTCTGCTTGCATGAGTGAGGCCTCGGCGCGCCGGATGGCAGCCTGTGTATCTTCAAGGAAATATTCCAGATACAGGGTCATAAAGCCTATGGCATACAGCTTAGCCTCGCGCTGTGTCCGGAATAGTCCCAATTCGGCAGTCGGTTTTCTAACGGAGGTACGCCCATTAGCCCAGTGAACCATATAGCCATAGACCCACAATCCATTTGAGAGGAGTGACGAGAAGATTGTGACGTTCTCGTCACGGCCTTCTGTAACACACCAGGTAGATTGTGCCTCGACCGGCTCCATATCGGAAAGGCAGTCGACTTTAAGATACTCGTAACGATTTTTGGTGTTCATAAAGCTCGGAGATTTTGTCGAATTTGGCGCGGAATACCTTTGATAGACGGAGAGCGTCCGTAGCATTGTGCCTTGATTTGAGAATAGCGCACCGGCCACGGTTAAGCATCCACGAGATTGTCTCGTCGGTGGCTCCCTCCCGATAAAGGAGGAGGATTACTAACTGCCGGGCCTCGACTGCCGGCCATTCGCGTGTCCGGGAAAGGATTGTCGTTTTTGCCACGCCTGTAACCTTGCTTACGACGGCGAGGGCGATGTCTTTGTTATCCATAGAGGTAATTTAGAATGGTTGTAATTCTTTTTCTTTAGCAGGTGAATAGACTTTGAAATATTCGGCTCCGCCGGATTTGTCATCAGACCCGATAAAGGATTCTTCCGGGTGCAGTGGTTTCCAATCGGAGTAGTATATCTTCTCGGCGTTTGGGCGGTCGATGTTGAAATCGTAGCCCTTGAATTTGCAGTATGCCTGGATCTTTCCTTTGAAATTGGTACGGGTGACACCGTGTCCGGCGGGGCCTCCGGCATACTCGAAGAATGATGCCACGAGGTCAGCGCGCTTAATGCGCTCATTGAGGTGGGTGCCTGAGGGGTCAAAATATTCCTCGGCCCACTGATACAGCACCTCCGACATCTCCTGTCTGAGTGTGCGCAGCTCGATATTCTTCATGGGCGGCGGTACGGCTCCGGCGCCCTCTCTCGCCCAGGCGTTATCAAAAGAGCGGAAATAATACATCACACACTCGGCCATGAGATTGTCGAACAAATTCCACTGTTCTTCATCCCAGTCATCGAAAAACATGTGATGGAAATCATCGACAAGAGTGTGCTCAGGATTATACCAGGTTGAGAACTCCATGTAAATGATACGTCGTTTGGTGGCGTTCTCGTTGGCCTTGTTGATGGCGTGATTGGTAGTAATAAGTATTTTCGGAGAATCCTCCAGAGGTATGCAATACCTGTCCTTACCTTTGGGGTTGACGTACATCGGCCCGGTTACCATAGCGAAAAGATTCTCAAACGCAAAGTTTGTCTTTACGTCGTCGATGAAGATATTTCGGGTTGCCTTGGTAACTCCGGACAAAAGGAACTCGTCATCACGTTTCATCTGTTTGCCGTCGATAAAGAACTGGGAAACGACATGGCCGATAGCGTTGCCGACAATAGACTTGCCCGCGCCGCCATGACTTTGACCGACCTCAGACATGAGGTGATCCTGTATGATGACAGCCTTGCGCTCAGATGCGAACTTATAATCACAGAGCAGGAATCCAAGCGTTGTGATTTTATTGACTATATGGTGAATCCACTCGAATTTTTCGGCGTCTGAGAGCTCACGGGGCGCGTCATGTGGGAAAAAGTTGTTGGAGGTATTAATCAAGAACGACAGGAACTCACAGTTAGCCGCCGCCTCGGTATATTCGATATAGAAATTATCGCCTACTTTCTGAATATCCTTGATAATGGGCACCCTCCGAAATCGGCGTGGCACAATACGACTGCGCCATACCTGACTAATCGGCATGTTCGGAGTGATGGCATTAGCGGTAATCTCGACCTGACCATTGTTGTAATAGGTACGTTGAACCCCGGAGGTGAAATTATTGAAATCATCGGAGATAATGGCGAGGTTTTCGAGCTGCTTGTCGGCCATGATGGTTGAGAGACGCTTGGCAAAGAACTGGAGGACGATGTCAGTCTTGCAGTTGGCATTGATGTAGTCGCGGATAAAGTCGCGAACCTCATAAGGGGCAACGCGGTCAATAATGCCGTCATCAATACGGATAAACTCATAGCCGGTGGCCGCCTCGTCACTATTCCGCAGTCGGTAAAAACCACTGGCCGCAAGAAAGCGGAAAGCCTCGACATCGTTGAATTCAACTTTGTCCTCTCCCTTCGAGGTCTGTGTGATCGAATATATATCCGTGGCCGAGGAGTAACGGCTCATAGGCACGAGTGTGCCGTTCTCGGCCTTATAACGGATATTTCCTATCTTGAAAGTATCAATCCCGGTAAGGCGTTCTTTGTGGATTTCATAAAACGCCTGAACGTCATTCAGCGACCAAAAATCACGGATTTTAGTGTCGGATTCCTCGGTAATCTTGTGGATATTGAGCCATGTTCCCCTCCCGTCATGGGAGTTCATAGTGCGCTCGATGTCCTCCATCAGCTCCGACTCACGACCAAGCAGAGAACCGCAAAGAAGGTCATCGACCCCTTTGTCGCCGTGTTCATTCTCATTCACATGGCCCCACCAAATATTTACTGACAGGCCGATGGTGTTGAATGTCTTCATGTACTGTCGGTACTTGATGACAGCTTTAGAGAATGAATTCGGGCGTTTGTCGGCCCTGTCGCCGACTATTATTTCCCGGTGCAAGTCATTCCAGTCCGAATCCATAACCAGGACTATGTTTGCTATCGAGCATACTTTGGCGATGTCCTGTATATCTTGTAAAAGACCTTCCTGTTGAGAGCCAAAGTTATTTATGCCTTGTATGCCGATAGACAGCATCCCATGTTTGCAAGCCTTTTCAGCTTTCTTTTCTCCTTCCTGAAGAAATAGTGTGTCGATATGAACTTTGTTCTTATACAGACGGCGTATTTTCTCAGGGATATAAACTCGACAAGAGGCTCCGGCGGGAGTCTGATATTTCATTTCCTTGCCATTTGAGCCTCGATGGAGCGCAGGATTAGACCAACGGACGCGAACATACTGACGGGGCTTTGCCGCACCTTTTGGCGTGAACATCATCGGGCGTCCGTTCAGGTCGTAGTAATAAATGAGCATTTCATCGCCGGTTTCGTCCGGGATGAATGTTTCATTAACACGCCCTTTGCGGAATGGCGAGCGGAAAAGTTCTTGTCCTCCCTCGATAATGGAGGCCATGACATCCTCCTCGGTAAGACCAGAAGATTCGAGCTGCTGACGGAGGAATGAGGCGTGATTGGTCTTTACGGCTGCCGCAATAGATTCCTCGCGGCGACGCTCCTGAGGGGTGAGGATAATGTTTCCCTGCCGGGCCGTTTCTTCGAGAGCACGTAACCAATCGGTTTCAAGGTTAATGCCCTGATAGTAGGCGACTGCGGCAATAGGGCCGGAGAATCCTTGGTTGCATACCCAACATTTGGCGCTATTGAATCCTTTCTTGTGGCTAACGTTGAATTTCTTCTTATGGCAGAAAGGACACTCTATATCCTGCGAGGCTTTGTGCTGATTGCAGCCGGGAATGAACAAACGAATGTCAAGGTCTTTGACCCGCTGTACCTCCCAGTCGCTATATTTACGATAGTCGAGATTCATGCGAACAGATTGGTTTGAGAGGCATATCGAACAAATTCAGCCTTGGAGTGGATGTTGAGTCGTTGATACGCATGGCGAATGTGATTGTGGATTGTATGAGGTGAGAGGCACAACCGCTCTGCAATGTCATCAATAGAGAGACCGTTGAACCATAGCCGGAGAACCGGCATCTCTGCTGCTGACAGCTTATGAGCGAACTCCGGGCGGCATATAACTTTCTCATGGCGGCACTCGCCACGGAGAGGACACGGAACAAATTCAAAAGCACAGCGGCAGTTATCAGAAAAATCAGGGATATTGTCGAGTTGTGCAAAGTTGCAACGAATAAAGCGAGAGGCTATCCGGAAACGATAGTATGACCGATTTAAGGCACAACCCTTATATTCCGAACAAAGCGCCTCGTGAGCCTTTGGGTAGAATGTGGCGATATGTTCAATAAGTTCGTCAAGGATTTCGGAATCCGTCTGCTGCAACTTATTGATTGAGCCATCGGGCAAGCGATACCACACCTCACCCTCGAAGGCGAAAAATTCTGTATTTGTTAATGGCCTATCCATGTCAATTTAATCAATTTGTTATTGTTTCAAAGATGTTTTCACCGATGGCCTCAGTAATTTTGTCACGAAAAATGGCCTCAATTTTAGTTCTTCCCTTACGCCAATCGTAAAGAACGCTCCGCGATTTCTTGCATAAAGTGCGAATATCACGCGATTTAGCAGCCCGTTCTTTCGGTTCGAGCGAATTCAGGTAGATGTCAAGAGCTTCATTTGCGGTCATAATATTGGAAATGTTAACTTTTTGTCGTAACTTTACGACAGCAAAGTAACAAAGAAATTTTCAATATTAAACCATCTGTGAACTACATTCACAGAAAGTTTAATCATCTTTAACATTTGCAGAATATGAAACATCTCGGTCAGTTACTGAAAGAACATATAGAAACCAACAACATAAAGAAACGCGACGTAGCAGATGCCGCCGGCATAACATATAATTATTTGTCAACGGTGTTTAACAAACCGTCATTAGACTGTGGGTTGTGGGAGAAACTATGTGCGGCATCAGGGCTGAATCCGGCTATTGCGTTTGACCTCCCTATATATGGTAACAAAAGTTACTCCGATATACAGGCGCACACCGTAGTTGGCCCCGCCACCGTGATGATAGGAGCAGAACAAAAAACGCTCCTGGATCTACTGGCCGAGAAGGAGCGTCTAATTCAAGTATTAATGGCCGCCTCAGGCCTTAAAATCGGAACAAAAACGGAACACGAGCAATAATATAATAACGTATAATAGCCCATAGGCCAGGCTTGAAATTGTTACTATGCGGGGCTTTTCTATCTTCTCACCCCGACTAATAGACAAACTTTTGATTTCAACCTATACAAAAGTTTGTCTATTTTTCTTTTTAATTTGAGTGAGTTTCAATAAGTTAGATTGACTGCTTTAAAAATTCAGCCCCTTATTTTTTGATAGCTCACACGGCCACTCAACAGCAAAACACACTTGACACAACAATTTTTGTTGAGTAAAATGTTGAGTTGGTAAGTTGATGTCAAATGCCAAACAAAACAAACGTATGGCAACAACATTAACTTTGCGCCTCACAACAAAGGGGCAACATAGCAACGGTCATTTGGCCGTACAGTGTACAATCAAAGGCACTGACAAAAGACACTTCATGTTAGTGCAAGGTCTTAAATCTCCAGCATACACGCCTGACTGCTGGAACGAAAAGCAAGGATTGTTTATTGCTGGCGAAAATGCAGCCTACAACAATCAAGTTACCAAATCTTTGTTAGACGCTCTCAATGTTATGTTGAGTGCTGGCAACTATCAAAGCGGCAAACAGCTCTTTGATGCCTACAAGTACGCACAAACCCACATTGTGGCTTCGGCTTCTATGTCGCTGGCTGATTATGTGGCTATATTGCTGGAACGTGAAAAACAGCGGCCAACGGCTAATTATGAACTTTATAATACGCTGCTCAATAAGCTCAACGGCCACAACCGCAAACATAAGGGCAACTACAAAACTTTTGAGCCAGCAAGTTACAACGGTCAACGACTTGCAATTACTCCACTCAATGAAATATCTAATAGGCATTTTGAAGCCTTTGCCGATTGGATTAACAAAGAATGCGAGGGCAAAGGCTTCAAAAATCTAATGACTACTTTTCGGGCTGTCATTTCAAAAGCCTACGATGCTGGCCTAACTGAACGAGTGCTGAAAGGAGATTGGCGTAAACTTGCACCAATAACAAAGCGCAAAAAAATGACTGCCAAACAGCGTATAGAAGCCAAAGGCCGTGCAATCACGATACTCTCAACAGATGAATTTGAGCGTTTTGTTGCCTATGATGTAACAGCCAATGCACCAAAACAAAAGTATTTTCAGCAACTTGCACAGCTTTACAAAGACGCAGTTTTGCTGATGTACTACACAATGAGCCGTCCGATTGATGTTATAAGTTTCAATTGGCTGGAGAACTACGATGAGGACACCCAAACTCTTGTATATTGCCCTCATAAATTAGCGTATCGCCCGACTAAAGACGGCACACAACGCGATGTGCGCATTAAGCTACCTCAACAAGCTGTGGAGATTATCAATCGCTACAAAGGACATAGCAAAGGCGGCTATATTTTACCACTTCCAATGAATGATACGAGCTGGGACACTGTTGGCAATTTCGCAAAATGGAATATTCGCGTAAAGAATGTTGAACAGCGCATTAACAAGTATCTCAAAAAATGGGCTTCGGCTCTCTCTCTTGATGTGTCCGACCTCTCAATGTACGACTTTCGCCATTCGGCAATAACTCACGCTGTCAACGCTGGGGGCAATGTTTTTGAGGTTGCGCGGCTGGCTGGTACTTCTGTTGATGTGATTGGTAAGCACTATTATAACGAAGTACGCAAATAACCATACGTTTGTTTATGATAGGCCGCTGAACGTGGCAACACCTCAACGGCCTATCTTTACCAATCATTCCACTATGCGACTACCCGAAATGATGAAGCACTATGGCTGTGTCATTCATGTACGTTCAAAACAAAAAGCCGTGATTGTCAACACACCTCAACAACTTGCAAAGGCTGATGTTACAACCATTCAAAAATGTTATCCCAATTATGAACTTAAAATAAACGTGATATGCACCTAATTGAAACCTCTATGTTGCTCGGCTACGTTGTAGCGGCAAATGATGAGAACGAAACAATAATGTATTTTTATGCTGGCAGTTCATATTCAAATGAACTTATTTCAGTGCTCCAACAGAGTTTTGAAAATTGCTCTATCCTGCTCACAAACAGCATAGAAAAGGCAAAGACTATTTGCAACAACGCTGAAATTTCATATCAAATAGATTGTGTTTCAGCTGAAAACGTATAATGAGAATAAACAAATAGAAAACTACTGTCAATTGTATGTGAATATCATTGACGCTCTGGACTGCAAATAACCGTTAGGCAAAATCTCCTAACGGTTATTTTATTGTGTATCGGGGCAATTATGCTTTACAACATAATTCTACATTCAGCAAATTTGCGTACCTTTGCACTGTCGTTCAAGAGTGGACGGCATTATAAATTTGTAGGCGTTTAGCAATAATCTTATTTCGGAAAACTGGACACTTTCACGACACTTAAAGATTTTGCGATGTGCTTACGCTCTGTTGTATATTCTCCAATATGCAATATAGGGGCGTGGGCTGTTGCTATCCGAAAGTGTCAGGCAGTCCAGAGCCTCCGAAATAGTTTAGCTAACAGTTTCCACGCCTTTTGTGTAACCTTAATCGCCCGATTGGAAATTGTACGGCTCTGTAAATATGGCTCTTATAAAATGTGCTGAATGCCACAAAGAAATAAGCGACAAGGCCAAACAATGCCCTTATTGTGGTTGCCCCCAATCTACTACTAAGAACACAAAAGCAATAAAGATAATAGTTTCAATATGCTTGATTCTACTTATTGCTGGCGGCTTTACTTATCATAAATACCATAAAGCCCAAATCAAAGTGGCTATTGAACGGCATAATGAATATTTGGAGCAAACAGTTACAAATCAACCATTTCCACAAAAGCCACAAAGTTATGAGGATTTGGAGAAAATAACCCAATCTTATAAACCTACCAATCCCGGCTGCCGCTTGGCTGTATATGATGCTTTATACACAGATAGACAAAATCTTGTTCCTTTCAAGGAAACTAAAATATACAGATTTTGGAATGATTACAAATGTAATTTTGAAAAGCTATGAATAACCGTCACGCTGGAATAGAAAATCTAAAGGGCTATATCTTGGCATGTTCAAAGTTTATCGCATTAGCTCTAATTATTCATTTTGTATCGGGCTGTTCTAACAGCGTCTATCCAACATCAAATATTGCAACAGAGCTTTCACCCGATATAATAAGCGATATTATGGAATATGAGATTAACAACAGTATTTCATACAAAGGCTTTTGTGGCTGTGAGAATTTCTATGACTTGTATAACAAACTGAATGATGAAGTTGCTAAAATGAAAGCGGCAGATAAGGCGTTGCTTTCTAAAATAACATACCGTGATTGCGTTGATGCAGCTATATTTTACGCTGAACAATTGGAATTAACAGATGTACATGTAGCGTTGGATGCAACAGCAAAAGAATACCCATTGCCTTATTGTTTTCTTATGGGGGGAGATTGGCAATCTTTAATAATAGGAAATCACTAAATAAAGGCCATATTAGCGATTTTTTACGCTCGTATGGCCTTTGTTGTGTATGAATGACTGACTAATGTTTTCGGGGATTATATGGCTTTATAGGGGCTTGAATATGCGTCAGCAATATTGCTATTGCGTCCGCTTCATCATCGCTCTCAATTTTGCCATATCCTAACCGCTGGAGTGCTGTTTGTGTGTCAGTTTTGGTTGCATAGCTGGAACGGCACAAATAACGCTTGTGTTGTTGAGGTGCTATAAAGTATTTCGGCACATTGAGGTATTCGCAAACTGAAAGCAATACACCTCTCATTGCGCCTAAACTCCAAAATGCTTTCGGTCTGCCATTATCTAAAAATATATCCTCTGCCACTATTTCTGTTATTCGTTCATCTTGTATAATTTTTATTAACTGAGTGGCGAATTTGGATAACTTTCGCCCTGTCGTTTTGCTTCCAAAGTTCCACACTCCGCTACTGATGATTTTTCCCTCTCGCCATAAAGCCCAACCACATTTAGTTGCTGTATCAAGAGCTAAAATTGTGCGTTTGCGGGCTGGCGGCTCTATATTATTTTTTATGTTCATTCTATGTGTTGTATAAGTATCTTTAAGACTAAGAAGTAGTATAATAGCACGGTTGTGACTATTGTACAAAGTTGCTATGATAAAGCTACTTACAATATCATTTCAATCTCGTTGCATACACGCCCATGTGTACTATACAGCTTCATAGCGTACACACTCATGTGTACTTAATGGTTTGGTAGCATACACACTGATGTGTACTTATAGTACACGCCCATGTGTACCCTACGGCTCTCTGTCAATGTCATTGCGTTGCAGATGTTTGGCTATAGCCTTTCGTATTTTGGTTGTGTTCGGCAAATAGATATACTTGGAGCGTCCTTGCCGATTATTGGCATTGACTTTTGATATTAACCCAACTTTGCAAAGGTTTTGCAATATTCGTACAGCTGCATTTTTATTATGGGCTGGAATGTCAAATATATATAGCACATCTTCATAAGACAACGCCAAATCTATCTCCTCTTTATTCAACACCTTTTCTCTCTCGCTCCAGCTGATAATATAGTCAAGTAATGCCAACTCTCTTGCCCCTAAATTCGGATACGCCGCAAGTAACGCTACCGATTGGCATACGTTATGTTTACACCAGCGGCCACTATCTACAAAAATAAGCCGTCTGTTATCATTATTCATTCGCTTAACAGTTTGTCAACTTTATATCTATTGAACTTGTATCGCTTACCGTGTTTGCGCGATGTCATTTCACTTGTTAGATAACCGTCACTTTCCAGCAATGCCAAATATTTGATTGCCGTAATGTAACTAACCGATTTGATTTCTTTTGAGATTTCACGGCTGGGGACTTGGAACGTGTACCCAAATGCTTCAATTAAGGACTTCGCAAAATCGCGTACTTTTTTGTTGTCGCTTGTTTTCATGCTTATCAATTTTTATTGGTACTTTATTAAGTATAGTGAAATGAGATGTCAAAAGGTTTAATATATTTATAGCATATCTAATGATAATGGCTTTATCTCCAAAAAGATGTTTACCACTCAATTGCGACTACATTTCTATTACTGAATTTCTCTCACTCAGAAAATCAAAAGTGAAACAGCTGGCACGACCTTACAGCTATTTTTTACTGATTATTCAGCTATTTTTTGTATCTCTAAAAAACGAGATTGAGAAATCTAAGCCCGACAATACACACGGACACCGCACCACAAGACACCCCCTCCCTCTTATTTATTTTCATAGCCAATGCCATATATTTGATATACAGAACATTATCTATATGCTTAATTGTACTGTATCAAACTGCTTTCAGTGTGTACGCATATTATGCAAACTTGAAAAAAGACTGAAATGTTGAGTAAATTGTTGATTTTCACTTTTGTACGAAAATGAAAGAAATAAATTTAAGATTTTGCAAACTCAACTATCTCAAAAAAATCATTTTGACGGCTGGATATTTGAAAAAATACTCTTACCTTTGTGGCAACAAACTGAAATTAACAGCGCACTTTGACACCACTTTCAACTCTCATTTGTTGAGTAAAATGTTGAGTAGAAAGATTGCCAAACTTAATATGAGGCTGTATTTCAAAGGTTTGGGAAGATATTAATTCGGGGCTTCTCACCCCGACAAAGGGCTTAACCATTCGGTTAAGCCCTTTTTGTGCTTACCCCCCCCCTCAAAAAAATATCCCGACTGTATACAGATTGCACACAATCCCCCCAATCCTGCCCTATCTTTGCCTGAGGAAATCTGGATTACTAATTACTAATTACTAATTGAATGAGAGCCAATTATCTCTTCGCCTTTCAGAAGTTTGTAAACAGCCCTCTCCGGCCTTGGGAAGCCCGGATCATAGAGCCGATGGAAATCCAGCGTCAGCGCACCGGAATGATACGCGCCATAGTCCACGATCCTC